ATGAAACTCAACAAATCTGCTGTTGATGCTATTCCATTAACTGAAAAAGGTCAAAAAATATATAGAGATGCAGAACTGATCGGTTTTGCTGTTCGGGTAACTAATAAAAGTAAAACCTATATTGTTGAAAGGAGGCATGAAGGTGAACTCTATCGAGTGACAATTGGTAAAACCACCGATATTCCTGCAACAAATGCTCGAGCAAAAGCTCAGATGATTCTGGCGAAAATTTCAAACAATGAATATGAAAAGCCTATCAAATTAAAGAATGTTGCTAATCCTTTAGATATTACAGTGAATGAAGCTCTTCAAATTTATATTGATAGAAATGACTTTAGGCCAAAAACAATTAGGCAGTACCGTAAGTACTTTGAATTATATTTGGGGTGGGGCAACAAAAAACTTTTCCAGATATCTAAGCAAGAAGTTTTGGATCGATTTATTGAGGTATCAGAAGTAAGTGAGTCGTCAGCAAATGGTGCTGTATCTCTTTTAGGTACCTTATGGAAGTATATTCATGTTCTTTATTCAACAGATGAGAACCCGATTCTTAAAAGTAATCCAGTTGATATTATTTCCGTAACAAGAGGTTGGAATAAAATAGCAAGTAGGGATAGACATCTCCATAAAGACATCATTCACAAATATTACAATGCAGTGCTTCATTATGAAGATGAGTTAAATCTGGAAAATACTGCTAGATCAAACACGCATCGGGATATCGTATTAATGTGCATGTATACGGGATGCCGTAAACAGGAGGCATGTTGTCTAAAGTGGTCTGATGTAGATATTAAAAATGGTACCTTAACTTTTAGAGATACCAAAAATGGTTCAGATCATACTTTTCCTATTGGTGATCATCTACACAGTATTTTGCGTGAACGTTGGTTATTAAGAGAAAACGATTGGGTTTTCCCAGCTACTAAGATGCCTACTTCGTGGAATATGCATGCAACTAAGGTAGATACATTATTGAATAGAGTGGGTAAGGAAGTTGACTATTACGTTTCAATGCATGATTTCCGTCGTACATTTGCCACTATATGCAACCTTTTAAGATTTAATATTTATGTGACAAAAAGACTTCTTAATCACACGGCTAAACCAAGAATTGATGTGACAGGTGGTTATGTTCAAATTCCAGATGAGGAATTAAGAGCTTCAATGAACATGATTGAAGCGGTGTATCAAGGTAAGATTGATTGCTTTAATTACCAATCTGTATGGGCAGAAAGGTTAAAAGAAATAAAGGCGGTCTAAACCGCCTTTAATCAAATAACTAATTTAAGTTTAGAAGGATGTTGTGGCTGTAAATCTAATTGCGTAATTTTATTTAATAGATCTAGAGATATATTTAATTCATTAGCTATATCAATTGCTGAAATTCCTTTTTTACTTAAAGCTTTGAAACATGTATTTAGTAAAGTTGGAACTTCTTTAGGTATTTCATGATCTTCTGATTCTAAAATAGCCTCACCAGTACGCTTCAAATGAATATAGCCACTACGATAACTTGTTTCATTTAAAAGATCTAAAGATTTAGCTCTATAGAGCAAAGCTGCCTTACTTATTTTCCAATTTGTTTTCATCTCACTTAATTTATTCCAATTAAATCTACCATTAAAGCAATTACGGAAATGAGAAATCATCATTTCTTGTGGAATAAGTAAAGCACTAGCAAAACGATGCGCTTGCGACTCAGTGAGAGTGTCACCTGTAACACAACCATCATGTAGTACAAGATGTCCTAATTCATGAGCTAAATTAAAACGCTGGCGACAAGTACTACTAATTTCGTTATTAACAAAGATTGGTCTTTTAGATGCAATAGATAGAGCATCGACTTCGCTTGAAACACTTGGAAAAGTAGTTACAAAAATTCCAAGCATTTCAGTTAATTGAGTCATATCGCTAATAGGTCCCAACCCTAAATTAAAATATTTTCTAAATTGAAGCGCAGCATTTTCAATATCTTGAAAATTCTTTACAGATTCAACAGAAGGTATTGAATACTTAGGGAGCCTTAAATTTGCCTCTATAAATTCTACTAACCTTTTTAAATATTCACCCTGAGCGATCACTGATTGCTTTGTAAAAATTTTGGCAGTTTTGTTGCTTCGAAAATTGATTTGTTCTTCTTGTAAAATCGGATGAGAACTGTAAAAAATATCCGTTTTTACATTGAAGAAGTTGCTAAGTACATCAATTAAATCAGGTGTAGGAACAACTTGGTTCATTTCAATTTTATGCAAGAATTGGCGTGACTTACCAACATGAATTGATAAGTCCTCTAAAGACAAATGATTAAATTGACGTAAGAGCCGCAATTCTAGACCATTAAAATAAGTATTCATTTTCTCATCAACTTTTGCCTATTTGCTGTTGAAGATTTACTTGATTCCGCTTGCATCATCTAAATCATCATCAGCTAATAGATCATCAATATTATAGCGTTTCAATTCTGCTGGTTCTGGCAATATAGCCGCTGGATCAAAAATAAATCTAGAAGTCTTATTAGATGTCCAAGCTGTAATCGGCTGTAATTTCTGGTTAAAACCAACAAAAGCGATAAATGTTTCTTCGTCATCAGTTTTAGCTGGAACCAAAATGAATCGCCAAAAAACAGGAACTTTTGAATCAGATTCAAATAATTCTAGATTGTAACTTTGCTTAAAAAAGTTTGGTCTTTTCGGTTTTAAATGATCAGATTCTTTAAAAAAACGGATACCAGGTGTGTTTCCAATTTTAAAGGTGAATTTATTTGAAGAATCTTCTAAATATGTTGGAGATGGGGCATTGCCACTACGAATTTCACGAGCAAACCTATTACGGCATCTTCCAAAAATTGCACAACTGATAGTGTAGTTATCATCATCTTTTCTACTAAGATCTTGAGTAGTTTGTGAAAAAACTTCTAGCATATGGTTAGCAAAAAAGCTTAATGTTTCATCATTCAGTGATGCATCATAATAGCTTGGTGGGGGATTCTTCGATAAATCCATAATTAAGTCCTAAAGAGATTTGGGTAATCAAAATTTATTGCAAATTTTGAAAAGTGTCAACTAAAACTTTTTGCAATTTTAATTATTTGTCACCCAATATTTATCATGGAAACTACAATTATTTCTTAACTGAATCCTTATACAGTTGCAAGTTGCGCTGTATTAAGCACAGTCCTGCTTTGCTCATACTTTAAAACGTCTTTCTTTTTATATGAAACACGTCTTCCAATTTTCGAAAAAGGCAGTGATGATTGATCACAACGCATTCTGGCTAATGTCCATGGTGAGCAATCTAAATAAAGGGCAACAACTTCTTGGGGGAATTTTTGTTCTTCATTAGCCATAATGAAGCGATCCAAGTATTCTTGTTGCTCTTCATCAGATAGATTTCTCAAGTCTTTTAGCATTTTACCCCTCCTTACTTTCCGCTTTAACTTCTAACTGGATGCCTTCATATGTGCCATCACCCCCACAATTCAGACAGTGTGTATATATGCCTAAACCATCCCCATCAGGACTAAAGTTTTCAGGTAATGAAACATCTATAAATTCAGTACCGCCAATTGGCTTCGTATGAATATGAGGGGCAAGGCCGTAATAGGGGAAAATGCATTCACCGTTCCCGTCATCACAAAAATCACATGTTTTAACTTTTAATCCACTCATCCTTTAGTTCCTCAACTCATTACGTTCTTTCTTCAATTGACGCAAAAGGTTGTGAAGAGTAACGGTTACAGCTTTATCTAGACTTTTGGTTGAATGAAACTCTGCTAGTTGAGAAAGCGCTAAACCAAAAATGTGGTATGCAAACACCTTTGCAGCCTCCGGATTATTTTTGAGAAGCCCCTCAGTACTAGGGCAAATAACTTCTTTAAAAATATGAATTGCTACCTGATCGGGAGTGCCTTCAATTCTGCTAGGGTTTAAATTAACTTCTCCAATAACTTTGCTCATTCCGCAGCTCCTGATTCTTTATCTACTAATGCACTGTAAACATCTTTAGCTTCTTTAAGAGTAAGGAACTCTGGACCTGAACCAACAGGCCCTAAGCAGACACAAGCCATTGCCATTATAGTTTTGCGGTTTGGTTCCTTTGGAATCAGAATATGAGTATCTGGCACCGTCTGAGCTTTGGCTCTTGCTTTCCATGCCTTAAACATCTCGTGTTTTAAATATGATTTATTAGCATATTCCTCAGAAGTAGGATCTAAAGGCAACTCACCATGTCTTTTAAAAAAATAAGCATCAAAATCTTCAAGTTCTTGGTTTAGATCAATCATTTAGGCCACCATTCTATAAATACGTTTAACTTCATGATCCAGCTCATCCATTGCAGAGCGACCTTCTTTGAAATACTTCAAAAGCATTAGTTTGTATCGCTCTTGAGCCGCTTTGTTCATCACACCTTTATCGGTTAAGGAAAGGGTAGGCTTATTACCTTTAATAAGGTTCACGCCGTGTGGTGTACCTTTACCGCGATACCCAGCATTTACGTTGAACACTATGAACTTTTCGAAAAGCTGCATGGGTAGCAGCTTTGGCTCGAAAAGAAACTCTGGAGTAGTTTGTTTCGACATTAGAAAGGTTCCTCCAGTAAATAATCAGGTTCGTTTGATGCCGCATTTTGTAACTCAAAGCGACGTTTCTTAACAAAATCCATGAGTCGTGATTGAATCTGTGGATCTCGTGCGGCCACATCTATTTCCAAAGCATCTAGCGTTGTAAGGTCTGGTGCAGTTTGGATTTGAACCATTAAAGAGGGTGGCTCATTAGCAGATGCCTTTTCTTTTTCTAGCTCTTCAAGACGTTTGTGAGTGGCGAGAAGGATAGGCTTCATTTGTTCGTCATCCCATGTGCGGGTATAACGATAAACCGCGTTTACTTCTGCAGGTGTTTTTGACTCTTTTACACGCTGTAGAAGAGTATCTAGGGTTTGCTGATATTCTGGATCTACTTTAGGCTCGTTAGTTTCTGGAACTAACAGATCCTCAGATGTGGTGACATTTGTTTGTTCGGTAATAACAATTGTTGGTTGAATTTCTGCAGAAATAACTTCAATAGGCTTTTCTGCTTTTGATTTCTTGCCACGCTGTTTCTTTTTTTCATCACCTAAGCGAATAACACTTAAATCGTCACTAACTTCAAAACCTAACGCTTTGGACAGTGCTTTTAATTGAAGCTTGGCGTTTTCTGCATCACGTTGAACGAAGCCACAGTTAATAGAATCAATTAATGCGGTGGTTTTAAAATTCACGACGTAAATAGAAGGCGAATATGTAGTAATTACAAAAACATCCTGACCTTCTTCATACTCATCAATAGTTAATGGCTTTGTGAATGTAATGCCAGCCAGCTCAATAGTTTCGATTTTGATGCAGAATTCAAAACCCGGTTTACCAAAAACAGAAGCGGGGAATTGATCTAAGTCAGAAAAGTCCAACATGTCTCCAATAGGACGACAAAGAACAGTTTTACCTTTTTGAAGAGCTGCAAATGCTTCAGCTGCAGTGATTAGATTATTCATGCTGTCATCCCCGTTTTAGCTAATGTTTCAATGTCTTGTTTAACTGCCTTAAGTTTTGCTGCTTCAATTTGAATAAGGGCATCGATACCTAAGTGCTCACATACTGTTTTTACGTCTAGGCCACGTTCAGCAATAAAGTTTTGAAGTTCGTCTCTTTGTTGATCTGAGATGCCGTTAAATTCAGGGGGACTAATCCAAGTGCCACGTTGTTTATCAAACGTGCAATTCAATGCTTTAGCTCTCATTAACATTGCTTGTCGCATGTTCTGGTAATACATGTGTTCTTTATCAAGCGACTCAGTTAATTGATTAAGGTCACCTGCATGCTCAGCTTCTTCACAGCTTTGTTTCCAGTTTTCTAGCTCTTCTTGGGCTTTAGCTGCTGCAAGTTGTGCAGGCGTTAAGGTGTTAATGTGATCTTTAGCTTGAGTAATCAGGTCAGCCAAGAAAGTAGGGTGTGCTTTAAGATCAGGTACCCATACTTCACCGGTTTCACCGCCTAAAGCACCTGAGTTTTTCGCATGATGTGTAGGCGAAGGTTTGAAATTAATAACGCGGGCATTTTTACCTTCACCAGTAGTAACAGTTGTTAGATAACCCATGACATCTGCGATACGGTAAAGCTCGTTACGGTTTTTACCACCTAGATCTGGGCGGTAAATAATTTGATCACCGTTTTGATCTTCTGAAGCATGGGCAATGAAAACGACATCTTTACCTAGACTGATTAAAGTGTTGATGTATTGCTTGAATGTTTGGTTCGCTAAACCTTGAGCCTTTAACTTTAAAGAACCATCTTTTTGACGGTTATTTGCCGTAAGTAACAGGTGGGTTTTAATGCATTCAAGCATTGCACCCACGGTATCAATGACTACGGTTTTATAAGGTGCTAAGTCTTGAGGAGTTAGGTTTGCAACATCACTCCATTGTTGAACCTGTACAACCGCACCACGACGTAATTCACCAGTACGGTGAGCACCACGGTCAAAGTCAAAAGAAATTGCTTTTTCCGCAGTAAAGCCCATTGATGATTTACCTAAACCCGGATCAGCGTATAGGTACACAATAATTGCTTGAACCAATAAGGTTTGATCAGCCGTAATAATAGGTAGAGCCATTTTTCTTATCCTCATCTAGAGCCGGTGAAGCCGCGTTTTTGCTTGTAAGCTTTGCGGTCATAAGTAGGGATATTTGTTTCACGCAGTTTTATAGCGAGCTGCTTTCTGCGTTGAAAATCGATTTCTTGGGTGAGTTCATTCCAAACTTTTGGATAAGAAGTTTGGAACCTGAACACATTTAAAGGCGTCTTAACTCCGTCTTTAACTTTGTAAAGAACTGAGCCATTAGCATTAGATGCGTACACTTGCCAGCCAATGCGAACAGAGTAGAGGCCCTTATCATCACGGCCTAAAAATGACTTGTAGCCGTCTGGGTGTTTTTTGAAATTAGTCATCTTTAAGCCTCCAACAACTTGTTACGTTCGATGAAGCCTTTTAGAAGGCCATTGATGTTTCGGATGTCTTCAAATTCGGTGAAATCGTTATATGACTTACCATTAACATCAGTGATTTCATTTACTGTGAGTTGAGTAATTTCAACAGCAGTGAATTCAGAACCCGGAACGCCGTAACTGTCTGGATGAGCTTCAAAATCAAAGCTAACGTTTAAACGGAAACTATCTAATTTGATTACGGCAACGCCAGAATGTTTACCTGTGATTTTGGCAGTTAAGACACCGTAAGTACTTGGTTGAGTCTTAGGGGTAAATAGAGAAGGGGCTTCTTTTGCTTGGAAAGCTGGTTGCAATTGGCAAGCAACTAAAGAACCACCAGAGATTGCAAGAGCAGCCATGCTGACAAATGCAAATGAGTTGAAAGGAGGAGCTTTTACGTTCATAATTGATCTCGCAGTTTTGCAAAAGCACATCGGACCTGGGGAGGGGCGGTGTGCTTTTTTGTTGTCTACGAAATAAATATTAGGTAAACCTAATTATTAAGTCAATAGGTATGCCTAATATTTTATTATTAGGTATACCTTAAGATATTCTATAGATATTGATTTAAACTCCTGCAGATTTTAAATTATTCAAAAATAAATATTGTTTTAGAAAACAAGTAGTTGTTATTTGTCAATATAGAATTTAAAGTTTAAAAATATTAGAATATATTCCTATATTTCTGCAGTTTTTTAAAATGAATCAATTGATCAATCATAACAATAGTTTAAGAAATACTATTGAACGTACAGATTTAACCTTGTTAGATGCAGCGATTGATTTAGATTCTATTGATCTTGTTTTAAGAGAATGCCTAACTATTGAAGAAATGAGAGAGGCTGGTAGTTTTTTTACTGGTCAAATTTTGGCTACTGCAACTGTTAAAGCTTTTCCTTCGGCTGTAACTTTTGATTCAATTATTCTTGATCCTACTTGTGGTGCTGGTAATTTACTAATCGAGTGTTCAAGAATGTTGGGAGTAGAGAAAAATTTATCAAGTACACTAAAAAAATGGGGGAAAGTGCTTTGGGGATTTGATATTCATGAATCCTTTATTGAATCTACTAAATTAAGACTTGTCATTGAAGCATTAAGACGTGGTGTAAATAAAGACTGTTCTATTGAGGATGCCTTATCTTTTTTTATTAATATACAAGTAAAAGATGTCTTAACTCTAACTAAAAATGATGTAAGTGAAGTGACACATGCTATTCTTAATCCTCCATTTTCTATTTGGCCTTCGCCAAATAAATATTATTGGAAATCAGGAAAAATTAACGCGGCAGGTATAGTTTTTGATCATTTTTTAAGAATATTCCCCGAAGGTTGCTTTTTTTCAGCTATCTTACCTGATGTCTTGAGATCAGGTAGTAGATATAACTTATTCAGAGATTTTTGCTCTTTGAAGTCAGACGCAATATGTCAAATTTGGGGGCGTTTTAATAAAAAAACAGATGTAGATGTTTTTATACTGTCAGGCAAAATTCTTGATGAGGAAAACAATAAAAAAATTGTTTGGCAGGAGTCCTTTGGTGAATATATTCCTCTTTCTGATAACTTTGAAGTTCGAACTGGACCTTTAGTTGCGTATCGTGATCCAGAGGTAGGACCCGAATATCCATATTTTCATTCAAAAAATACCCCATCATGGCAGATTATAACGCAAGCCAATGAACGTAGAAAATTTAATGGAACAGTTATTTCGCCACCATTTATAATTATTAAGAGAACCTCTAGTCCTGGTGATAAGTACAGAGCTACGGCAAGTTTAATAGATATGAATGAGATGGTGGCAGTAGAGAATCATATGATTATCATTAAGCCTAAAAGTAATTCAATAGGCGAATGTAAAAAATTAATGAAGATCTTAAGATCTAAAAGTACCAATGAATTTTTAAATAGCAGAATAAGATTAAGACATTTAACCGTTCAAGTAATTAAAGATATCCCTTTAAAGAAAGTTTCTTAGGAAACTTTCTTTAAATAATCTTGATTGCTTACCGCATCTCTAATCAAATCTTGAAATATTTGAATCATATCTAAAAGTTCAGTTTCTACCTCATTGTAAGTATCATTTATTTCATCGATTGGTAAAAACTCACCGTGGGCAATACAATTCCTGCAACGTACTAGTTTAGAATCAATAAAATTTTGCTTTAATTCAAAAACTTTTTCATTTAATCCAAGTTGTCTTAAAATATTTAAGACAATTTCATATTTTAAATTAGAGTCTGTATCGATAACTTGACTTTCTTTAATAAGAAAACTTTCATGTCTTGGACTCCGAAAATATTCAAAAATTTCTTTCTGAGATGGAAATTTTTTTATTGAAAAGCCTTGATTAAATTTTTCGTTCAAACTTAGCAGTAAAAAATTATCTTTAAGCTGTTCATAACTATAACCTTTATGATTGAGATAGTTTAAATATGCTAGAGCGCAATGTTTAATATGGCCTTCCCAATGGGAATATAGCAGAACTATTGCCGATCTAATTAGAACATTTCTTTCATGTTTTCGCGCCCCTTGAATTAAAAACTTTAATGTTGTGAATTCTCTTTTTCTCCAGAGAATATCATTATCAATACTGGCTTCTAATTCATAAGAGTTACGAATTTTCATTTTAGAATTTCCTGCCCTATAGTTGACATTAATACCATTCTGTCTAGAGGTCGAACTCTTCTTTCTTGAGAGATTTTAAAATCTTCGTGAGCAGTTAACTCTTTACTTTTATCTTTATACAAATCTATCAATTGCTCATCGTCATATTTACTAGATTTAATGAGGTTGGATAAAGCAACAGACATGGCTTCATAAACTGGTAATGAAATTGCTCCTTCATATTTTCCTTTTGAATGATTAAATTTTTTAAAAGCATCCTCACCTAGAGCCTGATTAGCTATTTTAAAAGTTTTGATGAAAATTCCTTGTTCTTCATCATAGTTAAAGCCACTTTTTTCATCAAAAAGTCTGGTTAACTCAGCATTGAGGTATGGACCTACATCCGAATGTTCTTTACGAGTTGTGCCATCACTATGTCTTTGAACAAAAAAACGAAAAGCTAATTCTTGATCATAGCATTCTTCAGTTTGCTTCTCAGAAATAGGTAATGTATTCAGGAAGTCAGAATTTTTTGCTAGATCTTTTAACCAGAAATAAGCATTTTTATTGTGCATTAATAACATGCAGTTTCGAACTTCTTGATCAGATAGTTTTGAACCACCAGTATTTAGCCTTTGAAAAAGCTCGAATTTTGTATCATTATCACTTTCACGTTTAATAATCTTGATGTCTATTTTTTCACGCTTAAAAATTCGTTTAATTTCTATATCAATCTCTAAATCACGATTAATTGGATTTTCCCAAACTTTATTTTCAAGAGCGGGCAAATATTTAGTTTTTTGTAAAACTAGAGGCTCTTTAACTTTTCCTTCTTCATCTTTTAATTTTCCAAGAAAGGATAAGATTGTAGAAATACGTTGTAAACCATCTACAACATCCCATACGCCATCTTTTCGTTGGGCCACGAAAATCGAGGGTAAAGGAATACCCAATAAAATAGATTCAATTAATTTACTTTTTTGTTCATCTGACCAACGATAAAGTCGTTGAAATTCAGGATGAATATCAAGTTCTCCATCATCATACAGGTTAACAAGTTCACCAATTGACATTGGATAAGAATCCGTATGTACCTGCATACGAGCATTCTCAATTTGTTCTTGTAAAGTAGTCATAATAGTCCCAGTCGTAATGTAATGTTAAATTTATAAAATTATTTAAAATCTCTCATATGTCTTACCACAACACCTATGATTCGAATCTCATGGGTTATTGACGATAATATTGGGAAATCTTTATTCAAAGGTATTAATTCAAATATATCCCTACCATATTCATCATGAGATAAAACACGGTATTTTTTGAAAGTTGCTTCATGTGAACCATTTTGTGCTATTACATAGCTTCCTGGTTTAGGAGCAATAGATGCATCCACAATAAGCATATCACCCTCTTTAAAATCTGGTTCCATGCTATTACCTTGGACTATGACACTAAAAATAGCCTCAGGATTGGAACTTATATAATCTGTATAGGTATAACTATGAGGAGTAGTACCGTCATAAACGACTTCATGCCAGAAACCTGCTTGCACAAAGTCAAGAATAGGAATTTTGTGAAGATTCAAATCTCTAAAAATAACATTTGATAGTTGGTCATCTTCAATATTGTTATTTGTCGGTGAACCATTACCTGTAGCGAGCCAATTAGGATTAACACCTAAAAATTTAGAGGCTTTTAAAAGATTTTCTCCTTCCATAGTTTTTGATTTGCCACTAAGCCAGTCACTAACGGAAGGTGGCTTGACTCCTACAGCACGAGCTAGGTCAACACCCTTAATCTTTTTAGGGGGCAAAACTTCCATGGCATACCTAAGTCGTTCAGCAAGAGTATTCATACAACAATCCTCACAATGTTAGGGAATCCTAACATAAATAAAATTAGGCATTCCTATTGATTTAATATAAGGAATGCCTAATAATTAAAGAAAAATTAGGAGCACGTTATGAATGACGCACAACTTATTGACAAGCTAGGTGGTGTCACAGCGGTAGCAAGACTTTTAGGGATTGCACCGTCATCAGTTAGTGGATGGAAAGCTATTCCCCTTGATAGAAAAATCAGGCTAGCAGTTATTGCCGAAGATCTTGGCTTAACAACACGAAAAGAGCTTTTCCCTGATAACTATCAAGATATTTGGATTGAACTTCGTCCTCAGACGACAAAAAGTAGAAACCTTGGATCATTAATAGCTTAGGACCTAACCATGAGCAAATTATCAGTTGATATATCTGCAAGCGCCAGAAATGGCGTATCCCGCATATTGCATGGTCTTGATATAAGCAATCAAAAAGAGATTGCTGAACAATTAAAAGTTGATCCAAGCACTATTACTCGGCTTAAAACGGATAAGAAAAACAATGGCTTGAATGAAATTGAAATGTTTTGCGAGCTATTGAGTTTACTTGGTTTAAAAGTCGTTCCTAAAGATTATCAGAGCATTGATAAAGAACGTGTTGCTGCACTTTTAGTTATGTCTAAAAGCTGGATGAACCGTATAGAAACGGTGGATGACTTATTTCATGACGAAATCAGTGGTCAAAAAGAAAAGCTTGGATATTAAAAAACCACTACCTGCTGTAACAGGAGTGGTTAGGCATTCAATTGAGGTGGATCAAATGAACACAAACAATTTATCAGAACAACCAATCGAACTCAACTCACCAGATTTTTTAATAGGTGACGTTGTAGTACTTACTAAAGAGTGTCGAAGTTTTAAATCAAACGATTTATTTGAGGTTAAAAATAAAACTTTGACTAGGTTGTGGACTATCAAATCGGAGAATCATTTGATTCTGGTTTCATCAAAAGAAATCCGTACAGCAACAGTAGCAGAGCTCAACGCTAAACGCCGCCTAACAAAAGCTGAGCAAGCATTAGCGGAGGTGTCATGAATAGTCAATTTAAGTATAAACCTGAGTACAAACAGACTCAGGAAATTCAGTCCTTCTTTGATCCAGCGTTAGTGATTCTCAATGAGCTACATGATCGTAACCGTAAAAATCTAAGAGCCAAAGGTTATGACGAAAATAATGCTGCAATAACGCGTGAAGAATTTTCACAAACTATGGCACAGCGTTTTCGCATTAATCAGTGGTTAGCAGGGCAGATCGTTAATAGTTTGGCTAATGCTGACTTGGTTCAAAAATTTGGTGGGTATGTAAAGCCTAAGGTCGGTGTACATGAGTAATTTTGTGCCTAATTCCTTTCAAGTGCCTAATGCATTTGTTGACGAGGTTTTAAATAAAATCTCTGATGCTGCATGCAAAATTTATTTAGTTATTTGCCGTAAAACTCGTGGCTGGAATAAGGAGATGGATTCCATCTCTTTAACTCAATTTGAAGAGATTACAGGGAAGAGTAGACCGACAGTTGTTAAATGCCTTAATGAATTAATTAAAGTTGGTTTAGTCGTGGAACAACCAAGCACAATTCATGGAAATACATTCAAATTAGGTAACGATACTAGCGTTGGTTTAGTGCTTAAATTCCCTAGTAAAAATTTTTTACTACCTGAAATTTATGGCCAAACTAGTAAAAATTCTTTACCACTGCTAGTTAAAAATTTTAACTACACTAGTAAAAATTTTTTACCGCTACTAGTAAAAATTTTTAACACACAAAGTATCACTATCAAAAACAACTCTCAAAGTAATAAAAAAATAAATAAAAAAAGAGAGCCTGTTTCTGAAAAACCTAAATCAGAAAAACCAACTGAATTTAATCCACGTTTAGTTGAACTACCAGCATGTGTAGATCCAGAGCTGTGGAACAATTTTGTTGATATGCGTATCAGCATCAAAAAACCACTTTCTGAAAATGCAGTAAAGCTAATCCTTAAAAAACTTATCTCGTTTGGCCCTTTGGCTAACCAATCACTGGAAAACTCAATTATCGGAAATTATCAGGGTGTATTTGAGCCTCGCCAAAATCAAATTCAGGAAAACCCACAATCTCATAACGTTCCTGAAGAACCGGGTTATTTCACTCAAATGTACGCTGAGAGCAACCGTTCAAACGTGATTGACGTTACGCCAGTGTCACAAGATTTTGGAGGCTATTAATCATGAATGAATTAGCACCATTTGAAAGTTTTTTAAAAGAACTAATTGCGGCTTACAGAACTAAATACGCTGTTCAGTTCAATAAGAATTTTCCAGTAGAGGGGAAAAATGCCGTTCCAATGCAAATCGTTGAACAGCAGCTTGCTAAAGCATTGGTTGGGGTTACACCTAACCAACTTCAAAGAGGCTTAGCGCTATTTTACGCAAGTACAAATACATACATGCCTAACTTCGCTGAATTCCGTGCTATGTGCATGGGTGATGATTGGTGGAGCGCTGAGAAGGCTTGGGTTAAGGCTTGTGAATACACTCAGATCTCTCAACACAAAAAAGTGACATTGCCAGACGGAAGAGAGCAGAACCAAGAAATTACAACCTTGACCAAATTTGTTTTAGACCAAGTTTATTCACTAATCCAAGATGGTGAAATGTACAAAGCCAAAATGGAATTTATCAAAATCTATGATGAATACAAGGCTGAAGCACAACTGAAGGGTAAAACCCAAGCTTGGTACCAAGAACCAATTTTATTAGCTCAGAAAAATGAGCAAAAGGTGCATAAGCCTGTTTCAAATGACGAAGCGCAAAAGCATCTCCAATCATTGATGGAACGTTTAAAAATCAATGGTCGTAAACCTGTACCAGTACAAAAGCTTAAGGCTAAGGAAAAAGAGCCAGAACTCAAACAAGAGCTAGGTCCAGATCCTTTTGACAATCCGCACGAATACGCAGAGATGTGCCGCCGTGAAGGTATGCCAATTCCTAGAAATATTCTTAAGTTAATTGATGGGGCGAATATATGAATAAATTCGAGATTTTAGCGTGGGGTTTACTCATTTCATTTTTTACAGCAGCTATTAGCGGTGCGGTGGTTTGGTGGTGGTTGGCGCGTAAAGAGCTTGATGAGAAAGGAGCCAGCCATGAGTAAATGCCAACACTGTGCAGTTGAAGAGTTAATAAATTCTTACGGCGGTTTTGCAGAAGTTAAGACTCTTTGTGAAAAATTACGAGGCAAATATAACCGCAGTGGGCTATCAAACACTGATTACAACGAGCTACTTCGATTAGAGAAGGCACTTGACCAAGCGAAGAAGTTTAATGCGGAGGGCGCAAAAAATGGACAGTAGATGGATTGAAGCGCAACGCCGTGAAATGGAAAAGCTTATTTCACCAGAGCTAATCAAGTCGAGAGATTTAGCACGTCAAAGTTACTTCGATCAGATGGAAAAAGAAATGGCTGACCACGTATCACGCTCAATTGAACCACTCAGCGGTAAAAAGCAAAGCACTCTGGTTGAACTAAGTGAGTCAATTGAAAAACTGGCTCAGAAGTATAAACAAGATGCTCATTCATCCAGCCTTTTAGGTGATCAGGATAAAGCGCGAGTTTATAACTGCTTTGCTAATCAGTTGGAACATTTGCTTAAAGGTGGTGCTTGATGTCATCAGTCAGCATTGCTGAATACCGCAAGTTATTTCCTATAAAGAAAAATAAAAAGCGGCGTTCAGCAAAGCAAGTTGCCAGACAACCAAGTGTGGGTGAAATGGTTCTGGCAACGCATTTAAGAGCATGCAAGATCGGTTTTGAACAGGAATATAAGTTCCATCCAAAACGCAAATGGAGAGCTGATTTTCTGATTACTGGTACAAAAATTTTGATTGAGGTTGAAGGCGGGATCTGGAGTGGAGGCCGTCATACAAGGGGCAAAGGCTATATAGGGGATATGGAGAAATACAACTCCGCAGCAATGATGGGTTTTACAGTTTTACGGTTCAGCACAGAGCAAGTGAAAGCAGGCGTGGCGATTAAACAAATTGAGCAATTGGTAGGTGAAAAATGAGTGCAGTTTTAAAAACACAACAAATGGATTGGTCTAAATATACTATTGACGGTTGGTTAGAGCAGTTTGGCGCATGGTGTGAAACAGTTAGAATGAAAGGGGGTGATTTGCCAGATGGGCTTCATATCAATCAAATTTACTGGTTGATGCGTGAAGCTGGCAAAGAAGTACAAAAAAGTAAATCTTATATTCGATGTGAGATCAGTGATTATGAAGCGGATCAAATTCAAGCACTTTTACGAAGTCTATTAAATTCTGATAAAACAGATTTTACAACTAAGTTTGCATTAATTTGTTTAATTAAAAATAAGGTTGAAAATAAAGGATTGTTGAAGGTTGCTCAAGAAACAAACCAATCTAAAGCTCAGGTCGCAATTATGGTGAGTTGCGCTAGATTTTATTTATTAGGTCATGATAAAAGATTAAGACAAAATGGAGGTTCAAATGAAAACATACACTGTAAAACTATATGAAGGCGTTAGTCGGGAGAAAGTTAATGAAACTTTGAAATACCACCCTGATTATTTTGGTAAAATATCAATAATTACAAATGTAATTAATAATAAATTGCAATTAACACTAAAAGCATTTGAAGGAATCGACGTTATAACTGCCAATGATCTAATGATTAAAATCGTTGAACGTTTAAAAGCTTCTCAATTAGTAGAAAAGCATAATTTAGACTTGTTGACTGTCTAGACGCTTTATGGCATATTTTTGATATAGTGGACGAAGTATAAGTAATTCACTGATCTAAAGCTCATCGTTTGATGGGCTTTTTGTTTTTATACTTGCTAGATTTCAATTATGATTTAAAATTAAATCAGGTGGCTCGTCGCCAAACATCGCCACCTGAAATTCTATTAGAAATGATAGTTATTTGTTTGTGTCACCTCCATATTAATTAATTGTAGAGTTGATATTGTGTTGTACTGGTGGTGGGCACCAAGCGCCACCAGTACAATCGTTAAAAGCGCCCCTTTTCTTTGCATTAAGTAATGTTCCTTTGATTTAATGGTTAGATTTACACCACACATTAGCTGTCTTCATCCTAAATACATGGTCGTTACATTATAAATCATCTAAATTGAATGCTTGTCTAAATGTTAAGCGTTTAAGAATGCCCACTTAAGCATGTTTATATTTATGCTATAGTCCAGTCTAATTAGAATTTGGTACTTAAAATGAATATCTGTGTTGGTGGTGAACTAGATGGGCAAACAATAGAAAAAGAGGGTAGATTACTAAAAGCTTCTGATATCGACCCATCTTTTAAAACTGATTACTACAAGCAAGTTTTTAACCGTGACAACATTAATTATCATTTTTGGCTACCAATTGGATCTGACTTACATGATATGTCTGAGAAAGTTCTAAATATCATTAGATCACCTAAAAACTAGTTTTATCGTTTGCCGGACGTATTACGGCGCAAATGGCCCCGCTACATACTAGTTATTGGCGGGGTTTTTTCTTTAATTAATTTGATGATTTAGTTCTCGGTAGTAAATAATTTACTATTGAGAACTAAGTATTTGAAAAATAAAAATAATTTTATTTTTTATTTTATGTTTAGTATGTTGGTAAATATTAATTATTTTTAGGTGAAAGTATGACTTTATTTATTGGTGGTCGCCATCATGGACAATTCTTGTCGAAAGACGAGTCAGATTTGAAGTTAGAAAGTATTCCAAAGCAGTATGGACCAAGAACAGGTATGCAAAGGCCAACAGAGTCATACTTTAGAACCCAAGTAAGCTTCCAAGGAGAAGTGAAAACGTTTTATATAATTTCTGGAAAACAACCAATCGAAATGAGAGATGAAATACTTGATTTATGGGATCAAGTAAAATCAGACATATATGCTATCTAAATAGTTTAAGAAATTTTCTTCCTTTTTCGGGCGGTTGTCTTTCGTGCTATAGTCCAGTCTGATTAAAAACTGGTACTTATAATGAATATCTGTGTGGGTGGTGAACTCAATGGGCAAGTGATAGAAAAAAAGGGGTGTTAAGAACAAAGATGTATATAAATATTAGTAAATTATAAAATTATTAAATAAATTCAAATATTTAAATTAAAAATAAGTGATAAAACTTTAACAATATTTACGTACGTGATGAATTTAGTAACTCAAATAAACATTATTTTAGACGGATAATTATAAAAAACGGAGTACAAATGTCATGAATAAGAATGTAGAGCTAATAAATTACATTGATGTAGCTGAGACAGTTTACGAACGGGTATATGAAAATAATAAAATTTCAAATAATTTGATTGTTAATCTAAATCGCATTATGGCTGAGATAAAGAATCAAGCTGCAGAAAAAAGACTCAAATTGAAGTACAGCTCAATAGACTTTGAACATTGTTTAAGTTTGCCTTTAGCTGATCGCAAAATAAAAGTAGATTTAAGCCTTATACCTCATTTTGAAGATCGTGAAGAAAGTATTTTGTGGTTAACTAACTTTATTGGAAAAATTTGTGAGCCCAGAAAGATGCAAAGACAGAAAAAAAATCTTCATTAAGTACCTGTGAATTTTAGATGAACCGCCCTTAAAGCGGTTTTTTATTGCTAGTAGAATATTGAAGGTATCTTTTCTAATAGGCACATACTATTGAAGTGTTTTTTATTTATTTTCTAGATTGAAAAGATTGCTATTTAAGTAATTTAAATATAAAAATCTTTATTGATTGAGAGTAGTTGTTATACAGGATATTTATAAGGATTTTAAAATGACAATTATCACATTGCTCGATGTTAAGACGAAGAAGAAGGTGATAGTTCGGTCCGTAATAGACCCAATAGCAAGAATAGACAAAAAAGGGAATATACAAATTATTCAAATTCATAAATGGCTATATGATGAATCTGGAGATTTCGTTGATGAAGACTTATATGAGGCACTCAACAATGGAGAAGTTGGAATATACATAACTTTGCAGTATATGATCATTAATATTGAAAATTAATTATTTTTTATTTTTAGTCAGTTTGAGTTCTTACTCTCTAGAGCCTAATGGTTACTACACATAAGACCTTATTAAGTATTACCTATTGATGGGCACATATTCTTTATAACTCTTGATAAGTAAAAAAATTATGTAGGCTAAAAATAAAACTATTTAAAAAAGAAATCTTTATCTATTTAAATATGAATATTTGATATTTTTAATTCAATCCCTATTGCTAGTGCTTAAATATTATGCCAATATGAAGTTGGAGATATTTCCGAATAGATATTTCCTATTTCAGGTCTAAGCGTTTTTTTTCGCTAAGCCCATTTCTGAATAAAAATAGGAAGTGGGCTTTTTTATTTTTAAATATTTCAGTATTATCAGTGTGTTGCTTTAAGTAACACTAAACCTTATTGATCAGCGCAAATATCAAAAAGGGGGAGCTTGCCTACTAGGCAAGCTTTTTAAATTGATGATTTAAACACAATAATCCATTTTAAAGCTCAATAGAAAGATCAAACTTCCATAGCTTTTATTCGTACTAATTTATTGAATATAATCGTTTTTATAATTTTTAAAATTTCCTTAAACTAAAAATGGAAAATTTCTTGTTGCAACATTGTTATAATAGGACTACCTTAAGAAAAATACTTTATAAAAATGAGGAGCTGCTGAAATGCCACAGTATCTCATGTTTGCGGAAAATATTTATAACAAAATTAAAGATGAGGAATTGTTTTCACATGACTGTATTGAAAATATGAACTTACTTATGACATGTATACGCAGAGAAATTGAGGGAACAGAATTTAAATTAAAATATAATTTTATTGATTTTGTTGAATTGTTTAGTAAACAATTAGATGAATGTAAAGTAAAAATAGATGTGAGTTTGATTCCTCCTCATAATTCAGAAGGTGAGTATATTTTATGGTTAGCTGGATTTATCGAAAAAATTACAGAAGGTGGACCTAAACCACCTCCGCCTATAAAGAAATTTATTCCAGAGTATATGAGCTTCAAATCTGAATTAGATTTTTTACCTTCAAATGAGGAAAAAATTCAAACCGAAGGTAAAGAAATTACGGATTACTTTAATTCAAAGCTTTATAAGGCAACTTTTAAGAAGTAATACTATATTGCCTGTGAGTTTAGCCACCGCCTTAGGGCGGTTTTTTTATGGGTGAGAATAATGGATTCTACAGAATACTTTTGGCTTACTCGGAAAAAAGAACCTAAAACCAAGCCTAAATCCAGACCGCTACCTAAAGCTAAAGAAAAATATCTCAAGGCCGAAGAAACTTTATTTCAAGAGCTAGAAGAGCATCGAATTGGTTATAGAAGAAAATTTCAATTTGAATCAACCAAAAATTGGCGGTTCGATTTTTATATTGTGAAGTTGAATCTTCTTATAGAAATTGCTGGCAGTCCGTGGGCAGTTGGCCGAGGTGGCACAAAGATAGCAAATTCATTTAATAAGTATGATCTAGCACTAGACCGAGGTTATGTATTTGAGCGTCTTGAGCCTCACCAAATTGAATCAGGTTATGCAATCAACTGGATTAAAAGCGAATTAGCGAGAATTGAAGATGGAGCAAATAAGACCATTTCCACCGACTGATTTTATTGATCAAGCAGATGAAGAAGAAGCAATTAGACTAACACCGGCACCAGATCTAAAAAAATGGGTTGTTGCTAATTACTTAACTATTGGTGGACCTCTTTATAACCCCGATCATGATCACATAGCTGAGCTGCTTCACGATAATGAAGAATTTTTAGCATTTGCTTGGGCCTCTTCTGCATATAAAAGCAAGCAAGCTATGGTATTAGGCCAGTGCGAAAAAGTCATATTCAATGTTGGTGGCTGGCGTAAAGCTAGACAAGAGCAACAGATGCGTGACTGGTTCGGCTTTGTGCCAACATACTTAATAACTGTCGACGCTTCTTTCTGTGAGCGTGCAAACGATACAGAGTTCTGTTACTTACTTGAACATGAGCTTTACCACATTGGAGTGATGAGAGACGAGGACGGAGAAATTGTTTATAGCGATAGTTCTGGTCTTCCTAAGCACTATCTTGCAGGTCATGACGTTGAAGAGTTTATTGGCGTAGTTAAACGTTATGGACCAAGCAAAAATGTTAAGCGACTTATTGAAGTCGCAAAAAATCCGCCGTTTGTTTCGGATTTAGATATTTCGAGATGCTGCGGAAACTGTGTAATCAATTGAGCCTTTGGGCTCTTTTTTTTGCCTTGTTTGTTGTACGTAGTTGTACGGAGTTGAATTTATGGCAGCACTAAAAGAGCCTGTGAAAATATTTATAGTTCAGTCTCTTGCTTGCCGTGATACACCTCAGGAAGTGGTGGAAAACGTCAAACAAGAGTTTGATGTGGAAATTAGCCGAAGCCAGTGCCAAGCATATGACCCAACCAAATATTCAGGCCGTAATTTAAGCCAAAAATATGTTGAGCTTTTTGAATCAACCAGAGAGAAATTTGATGAAGGCTTAATTGATATTCCTATTGCTAATAAGTACTACCGTCTGAAGCAATACCAAAGACAGCTTGATAGAACTAGAAACGTTAAAACAGCGCTAAAAATTCTAGAACAAGCTGCAAAAGATATTGGTGGACAATTTACTAATCGCCAAGAAATTACAGGCAAAGACGGCGGACCATTACAAACGGTTAATTCGGATGTGCCTGTTCCAATGGAAGAGTATTTAAAAGCGCGGAGGGAGGTCTTAGATGAGTACTGATGCGGCTCGGGATAAAGCCATCCGGATCGAGGCGCAAGAAGATTTATATTTCTTCACAAGGTACATGTTTAAGGAGCGCCGTGGTTATAAATGGATGCAGAACTGGCACCACTTAGAAATCTGTGAAGCTTTGATGAAAGTTTATCGCGGAGAGATAAAGCGGTTAATTATTAACGTTCCACCACGATATTCTAAAACTGAAATTGCTGTAATTAATTTTATGGCTTGGTGTTTTGGAAAGAAGCCTGACTGTGAGTTCATTCATATCAGTTACTCGGCAATGCTTGCCGCAAATAATGCCTTTCAGATTCGAACACTCGTACAAGAGGAGGCGTATAAAAAGGTCTTTCCTGATCTCACATTGCGTGATGATAGTAAGGCTAAAGACTTCTGGAGGACTTCTCAAGGCGGTGTCTGCTATGCGACTGGTACAGGCGGTACGATTACCGGTTTTGGTGCGGGTAAACTTCGTGATGGGTTTGGTGGATGCATCATTATCGATGACCCACACAAAGCGCATGAAGCTTCTTCTAAAACAATTCGAGAAGGGGTAATTGATTGGTTTCAAAACACCCTTGAGTCACGTACTAACTCACCAGACACACCGATCATCGTCATCATGCAGCGTTTGCATGAGGATGATTTAGCAGGTTGGTTGTTAGGCGATAGAAAAGACGGCGTTCCTGTAGCTGGTGGAAATGGTGAAGTGTGGGAGCATCTATGTCTTTCAGCTATTCAAGAAGACGGATCCGCACTATGGCCGGCAAAACACAATATCCAAAAGTTAAGGCAAATGGAGCAAGCTGCGCCGTATGTTTTTGCCGGGCAGTACCGACAAATGCCATCACCGCCAGCAGGCGGTTTTTTTAAGCCCGACAATATTCAAATTGTTGATGCTTTGCCTGCAGATGTAGTGAAGCAAGTAAGGGCATGGGATTTTGGCGCTACAGAGAATGAAGGCGACTTTACAGCAGGTGTGCGAGAAGCTCTTGGTGCAGATGGTTTTACTTACATTGTCGATGTTACAAGAGGACAGCTTGGCCCTGACAATGTAAATAAACGCTTAAAGCAAACCACTGAGCTTGATGGAAAAAACGTAACTGTTCGAATTCCTCAGGACCCTGGTCAAGCAGGGAAATCTCAAGCTCTGGCATTTACAAAACTTCTCAGTGGCTACCATGTGGTTGCAAAACCAGTATCGGGTGACAAGATCACTCGGGCACAGCCTTTTGCCGCTCAAGTAAATGTTGGGAATGTTCGAATGCTTAAAGGTGATTGGAACAAAGCCTTTATTGAAGAACTTCGGAATTTCCCTAATGGAACAAATGACGATCAGGTAGACGGTGGATCTGACGCTTTTAATGAATTACATGAAGGATTTGAAACCTTCTTCGCTGATATGGGATTTGCACGATGAGTGATGTAACTTTTCAACATCCTGAATATGTTAAAAACTTGCCATACTGGCAAAAACTTGATGATGTTTGTGAAGGTGAAGATGCAGTTAAGGCTAAAGGTGAAAAATATTTGCCGATGCCAAATGCACATGATAAGTCACCTGCAAATAAAAGCGCTTATGAGGCTTATCTTACCCGTGCAGTCTTTTATGAAGTAACAGGGACTACATCAAATAGTTTAGTTGGAGCAGCTTTTGCAACAGATCCAAGTTTTAAATTTCCTCCCGAGCTTGCTCATTTAGAACGTAATGCGAATGGAGCAGGCATTAGTGCTTATCAATTGGCTCAAAATGGAATTCGCCACTTATTGAAGCATTATCGTTGTGCTTTATATGTTGATTATCCTGATGTGCCACCAGCTCGTAATCTAGCGGAATTTAAAGCACAAAAAGCCTATCCGATGATTCATTTACTAAATGCCCTTGATGTAGTGAATTGGGATTCAGTAATGATCGATAACCAGAAAAAGCTTTGCTTAGTGGTTATACGTGAATTTAAGTCTGAGCGCGGTGCTGATGGATTTAGTAAAACCGAACAAGAGCAATATCGTGTACTTCGTTTAGAGCAAGAGGGAAATGGGGAATATATTTATTCCGTTCAGGTGTATACAAAGGGTGAAAAGGGTAACTGGGTTGGCGGAGATAAGAAGTTTCCAACAGATTACAACGGGAATTTCTGGACCTATATACCTTTTACATTTGTAGGTGCAATTGATAATTCAGAAGAGATTAAAAAGCCACCATTACTTCCTTTGGCTAATCTCAATTTAGCCCATTACAGAGACAGTGCGGACTTTCAAGAGTCCGTTTTTTATATGGGGCAACCTCAATATTATGCGAAGGGTGTTAATTGGGAGTGGTATGACCAAGCCAAGAAACGTGGCATCTACATTGGAGCGAAAGTACTTTTGCCTTTACCTGAAAATGGTGGTTTAGGAATTGTACAAGCCGACCCTAATACTCTTGCCCGGGAAGCGATGAAAGATAAGTGGGAAAAAATGAAGGAGATGGGGGCACGTTTAATCGAGAAGGGTTCTGGAAGCAAAAAGACTGCTACAGAGGCAAATAGTGATGACGCCGTTCAACATTCCGTTCTTTCGCTTTGTGTAGTCAATATGAATGAAGCCTTGTCAGCAGCATTACGATGGGCTGCTAAGTTTGTAACGCCTAATGTGGATGTTCTAACTAAAGATGATTTGATGTTCGAAATCAGTCAAGAATTTAACAAACAGGGTTATTTAGCTGAGTTAGCTCGACAGTTATTTGAAGCAGCTCTACAAGGCCGATCTTCATTTAAATCATGGTGGGAATACAACCAAACAGGTATGTTCCCTAAACAAAAATATGAAGAAGAGCTACAGAATGTTGAAGCAGAGCAAGATGGGACTTTAAATCAAAAGGTAGAGTGAGATGGCAACAGATATCAAAAAACTATTTGAAGCACTCACTCAGCACCAGGCCTATCTTTATCGTGCTTCATCAAAAACGGTAAATGAGTTATTGGCTTTATTCAATGATGATACGAGCAAGATGCTATCTAAGCTTCGGGATTTATTGGATGAGCTTAATGAGTCGGAGAAAGTTGCTTTAGCTGGTGGTAAATATACAACTTCAAATTTAAGGGAAATTAGGGATTTGATTGCCCAATGGTTTGCCAGTGTTAATTTAGCATTACCTGAAGCTTTTGCCGTTTCTGCTACGGCGCTGGCTGTTTATGAGGCCAATTACGTAGCTAAGCTCTATGGAGCAAAAATTAATAAGCCTGATGGGGAAAAACTATTTTTATCCGCTAAAAAAGTTCCGTTGGCAGGTGGCGCTCTTGTCGATGATCTGCTTTCAAGAATTGCTGAAAGTGCCCGTCAAAAGGTTGAGTATGCAATTCGAGATGGTATTAATTCAGGCAAAACTAACCAAGAAATTGTTCAGCGTATTCGTGGTACCAAACGGCTTAACTATGAAGATGGGATATTAAATGGTACCAAAACTGATATTGAGCGAACGGTAAGAACTGTGCGAAGTCATGTAGCTAATCAAGCCTATCTAAATAGCTTCAACCAAATTGGCTTTGAATATGTCCGATTTGTTAGCGTTTTAGATGGACGAACTTCTAAGCTTTGCGCTTCATTAGATGGTTCAGTGTGGGAAATAAATGATCCGGCAAAGCGAGTGCCGCCGTTACATCCTAACTGTCGCAGTATCTTGGTTCCGGTCGAGAAGGACGGTCAACTTGTTGGCGAACGGCCATTTGTCATGGACGAACGTCGAGTTAAAGACATTCCAAAAGATGAGCGAAGCCATTTAATAGGGCAGTTAGATGCCAATACCACTTTTAAAGAATTCTTTAAAAAGACAGATGATTTCTTTCAAAAAGAGTGGCTAGGGCCGAAGCGTTACAAGCTCTATAAGGAAGGAAAATTTGATTTTGAAAAGTTCTTTGATCCTGAAGGGCGACTGTACACATTAGACCAGCTTCGTAAGTTGGATGAACAGACATTTAAGGAGTTGGGCTTGTGAGTATTAGTCCAGAATTCATCTTTGTTTCTATTTTTATTGTTAGTGGGCTTATTTACTGGCAAAGAAACAAACATTTTAAAGATTACTTAAAGCGGAAACGCTAAATAACATTTCAACCATAGCACCTTCGGGTGCTTTTTTTGTGAGTATTAAAATGAGCAAAGAAGTAACAGAGCAAGAGTTAGCTGAAAAGTCTGTGGCACCCCGAGTAACCAAAGCGCAAATTGATGCATTAATGGATCGTGTGACTTATTCGGTTGAGCAACGCCCCGGAGGCACGACATCTACTTTTGTTCATGCATTTTTAGATGGAAAGTTTTTTCTAGCAACGGGTTTTAGTGCATGTGTAAATGCTGAAAACTTTGATGCTGAAATTGGTGAGCGTATGGCTCGTGGAAATGCAGAAAAGTCAGCTGAAAATAAACTTTGGGAGCTAGAAGGTTACCGTTTATTTGCAACAGATTTCTAAGATTTCAATCGAAATGTAGCGTCCTTAGGGGCGCTTTTTTAATGCCTGCCAGATGCGGATGCGGACGGTGAATCCGGGCGGATGCCCATTTTGTATATATAGGTTGGATGACCAATGAAACTTAAAACAGTAACAATCGACGGTAAAGTTTATGCGGAAGTAGACGGTGATAAGCCGATCTATATTCATGATGATGGCAAAGAAATGCCACATGATGCACCACACTCGGTAGCAACAATTGCACGCTTAAACAATGAAGCTAAAACACATCGTGAAGCCAAAGAAGCAGCCGAAAAAGCATTAAAAGCTTTTGAAGGAATTGAAGACCCAGCGGCAGCTAAAAAGGCATTACAAACAATCCAAAATCTCGATGATAAAAAGCTGGTGGATGCCGGTGAAGTTGAGAAAGTTAAAGCTGAAGCTATCAAAGCAGTTGAGGAAAAATATGCCCCGATTGTTGCGCAACGTGATGCTCTAGAAGCCTCTTTACATAAAGAACTTATCGGCGGTGGTTTTGCTCGTTCTAAGTACATTCAAGACAACATTGCAGTACCTGTGGACATGGTTCAGGCAACCTTTGGTCATCACTTCAAAATCGAAGAAGGCAAGGTGGTTGCATATGATCCGAACGGCGAAAAGATTTATTCACGTGTCCGCCCGGGTGAACTTGCAAATGTTGATGAAGCTTTAGAGTCATTGGTTGGTGGATACCAGCATAAAGACTTAATTCTTAAAGGTGGTAAAGGAACTGGTGGCGGTTTTCAAGGTGGGGGCAAAGGTGGAGCACCTACTGGAATGAAACGCAGTGAAATGTCTGTTTCTCAGAAAGCAGATTACATCAAAGAACATGGCAATGATGCCTTCCTAAAACTACCGAACTAATCATTAAATAATTGGAGATAAGTAGTTATGACTACGACAGTTAATTCCGACATGATCATCTATAACCAACTGGCCCAAACAGCGTATTTAGAACGTTTACAAGACAATTTGAATGTCTTTAATGAAGCTTCAAATGGTGCGATTATTTACCGTAATGAAATCATTCAAGGTGACTTCAATAAAAATGCATTCTACAAAGTTGGTGGTAGCATTAAACATCGTGATGTGAACTCCAATGCAAAAGTAACTCCGGAAAAAATCGGTGCAGGTGAGTCTGTAGGCGTAAAAATTCCTTATAAATATGGTCCTTATGCATCTACTGAAGAGGCATTTAAACGCCGTGCTCGTACACCAGAAGAATTTGCTATGGTTGTTGGTTACGATCTTGCTGATGCATTGGTTGCTGGTCGTTTAGAGTACAGCCTAGCTTCTTTAAAAGCTGCTATTTCTAGCAATCCGGACATGGTTGCAAAAGGAAGTATTGTAGTTGATGGTCGCAAAGCATTAACTCGTGGTATGCGTAAGTTTGGTGATAAGTTTGGCCGTATTGGTTTATGGGTGATGAACTCAGATACATATTTCGATATTGTCGATGATGCAATCACTAAGCAAATTTACGGTGAATCTGAAATCGTTATCTACGGTGGTTTACCAGGAACCTTAGGAAAGCCGGTATTGGTGACGGATGCTGTAGGTGATAACGATGCTTTTGGTTTGCAGTATGGTGCTGTAACTGTAACTGAATCACAAGTACCGGGCTTCCGAGCTTATGACATCAATGATGAAGAAAACTTGGCAATCGGTATGCGTGCTGAAGGTGCATTTAACCTAGATATTCTTGGTTATAGTTGGGATACATCGAAAGGTGAAAATCCTGATCTTACATTACTTGGTTCAAGTGCTAACTGGATTAAATATGCAACCAGCAACAAAATGACAGCAGGTACCTTACTTGATTTATCAGGTACAGCGACAACTGGTTAAAACCTAAAAATTAAAAACCGCAAGGGGGCTAATAAGCCCTCTTTTTTATTATTAAGAGAAAAGCACCATGAAGATTATCTATACACGCATTGCAGCACTGGCTGCATTAGAGACGGGCATTATTGCTAACCCTGACTATTATGAAAACCCAAATCTGAAAGCAAAAGAGGTAATTATTTACGGTAATTATCCAAAGATTCAAAAGGATTACGAATCTTTAGAAGTTCCAGTTGAAGTTCGTAAGTTGGAAGAGCCACAAAAAATGACTTTAGCCACGGTAAATGTCGAGGTAGGAGTCACCCCTGAACTTCAAGCTGTGATTGATGATGCAAAAGCAGAATGTGAAAAGGTCGTTGAAGAAAACACTCAGCTTAAGCAAAAAATTGCCATCTTAGAGCAGGCTGGTGGTAACCAGTCAGAGTTGTTATCTGAGAATTCACGATTAAAAGATGCAGCAGTCTTAGCAGATAAAGCTCTCAAAGATGCTGAAGTTCAAGTGTTGGGTATAAAAACTGAATTTGACGCATTTAAAAACGATATTCCCGCAATGCAAGCACGTATTGCTGAATTGGAAGCTGGAAAAGCAGCAGAAAAGCCAGCTACAGAAACGGCAGCTAATGATTTTGAAAACTGGTCAAATGATCAATTAAAAGAGTATTTAGCTAGTAAAAATATTGGTTACAAGCCATCTGCAACAAAAGCAGAACTTCTTAAATTAATCCCTAAGGAATAATGCAATGAGCTTTATTACTGTAGATGACGCAAATTCAATTTTGGGCAGCGATTTTGCACCAGACAGTGATAAAGCTCGTCTGGTTAAACTGGCAAATGTCTGGATGAAAAACAGAATAGGATTTGTACCAGATCCAATTGATCCACTTCTTAAGGATGCAGCTTGTGAAATTATCAAAGGCATTCTGGCCAAAGTAATTTATAACGGTAAAGAGCAGCTGCTTAAACGAAAGAAAGTTAAAGCTGATTCAGTCGAATCTGAAAAAGAGTATCAAGAAGGTACTGAAGCGATTTCTAGCTTTGAACAGATAGCAATTGATTATATTGATTCGCTTGATTTGAAAGATCCTAATGCAAGTTTTAATAGCTTCGGCATTCCACTTTACAGGGCATAAATAATGGGCTTACGTGACGAAATTCAGGCAGATATTGCTGAAGCATTTAATGAAGATTTAGCAGATGCCGTTCATACCTTTACATGTGAGCGGATCTCAAAAACTAATTGGGATCCTAAAACTGAAACTTCAATCGAGGTTAAGGAAAACTATTCTGGCCGTGGTGTTCTGTTTGGCTCATACAGTCAATATGAGATTCAGACGCTTGGAGTACTGGCCACAGATAAAAAGGCTACAGTGCTGCAGAATGAAGTAACTATGACTCCAAAAATTGACGATGAATGGCTAACAGTCTTAGGATCATTCCGGGTAATTCATATTCAGCAAGATCCAGCTAGCACAATATGGAAATGTCAGCTTCGAAAAGTGTAGGAGCTAAAATGGTTAATCCTGATTATGTCCCTTTATGGCACACCTCTCCATTTCAACATGTTCAATATACGCTTGCTCGAAATCAAATTCACATGGATTTGTTATTTGAAGATATGGATAAGGCCGATCAATTTTTGGATATGGGAGCGGATGCGCAAGTTAGTACTTTTTCTGATGGTGCATATGCGATTGTCCAGATTGGGGATACATCCGATAAAGATCAAATTCAAGTTTATGGATTGCTTTTACATGAAGCTGTTCATGTCTGGCAAAAGATGAAAAAGCTAATGGGTGAACGAGAACCGAGCTCTGAGTTTGAAGCTTATTCAATTCAGGCGATCGCTCAGGATCTCTTTAAGATGTATGAGGAAAGCGAGGTTAAAAGTCATGGGATGGAAGGGGAAAAAGCCGACTAGTTTTAGTCTTGATGTGTCTAAAGCAGCAGAAGACCATGTAAAGAATATTGTCATGGATACCGTGCAATCCTTAGTTAATTTAAGTCCCGTCGATACTGGTGCATACCGTGCTTCACATATTGTCTCGATTAGATCTGCAGATTTAGGCGTGCGTGAACCTGAAACAAACCCTGTTAACGATGCAGCAATTCAAGCTGTAAAGATTAAATTGGGCAATTTGGTCTACATTCAGAATAACCAACCTTATGCTGAACGTTTAGAAAACGGCTGGTCTGATCAAGCACCACAAGGTATTTATGGTCTCACGTTTAACTTTATTTCTCAAAAGTACGGTGGCTAAAATGGCAATGACTTTAGAGCAAACAAGGCAAGCTATTATTGATCGCATGCAAGCTTTTACCAGTATTACGCAAGACAGAATCCAGTATCCAAATTTACCAGGCTTTACGGTGCCTAAGGAAGGTTTGTGGTGCCGCTTAACGATTGCAGGTGGTCCCAGTTTTACTTCTGGCATTGCAGATAAGCCATGTACTCGCCGTACCGGTAATATCATGATTCAATGCTTTGCACGTCCCAATTCAGGAATAATTGAAATCACAAAATTGAGTGATGCATTACTTGCTCATTTTGAATATTTCACAATCGAACACTTAGAATGTTTGAATGGCCAATCAATTTTTGTCGGTCAAGATGCTGACTTTGTTCAGTACAATGTGACTATTAGTTATCGAGTGAATTGAAATGGATGAGAAAGAAATTGGAGTCATAGGCCTTTGGATTGTTGAGACTTGTGCTCACAACCTTTCTGGTCAAGATGTATTAGAAGCGGTATGCATTTCGGAAGATATAGCAAACAACCTTGCCCAAGAGATTGAAAACAAAAAAACGAATGAATTCCTAACTGTAACTGTTCGAAATGTTCAGGCTAATGAATTCTGTGGCCCATTTCGACATCTAAAGCTTAATTAATCACACAATAAACCTAAATTACTTTTAAACAAACCTGTCCTTCGTGGCAGGTTTTTTTATGCCTTATTCACTACCACCTCATCGGTGGTTTTTTTATGTCTAAAGGAAACACTTATGAGCAATCATGTTTTTAAGCGTGGTGACACTTTCAACTTAAATCTTCAGCTAGTTGATATGGATGAAACTTTGCAATATCCACCCGATGATGTTCGCCGTGCAATTGATCTAACCGGTTACACCTTTACTTCACAGATTAAAGCTTTGGCTGATGGAGCAGCTGTGGCTACCTTGACTTGTGCTGCATTAAATCAAAGTACACAGAAGGGATGGCTGAATATTAAATCTAGTGCAAGCACTGCAACTTGGCCTTTAGGGCTGTGTCAGATGGATATTAAAGCTGTAGTTAGTGGTACTACGCAGCACACTGAAACTTTGACTTTCCAAGTGATTGACGGGGTAACAGCATAATGGCAAATCTTGTTTTTAAATTTAGTTGGGATCACCGGCCATTCCCGTATAACTCGGCTCAGGGAAAACGGCAATTCATGCTGCCATTCGCTTCAGGCATTCCTAATCTGGCACCAAACTTTTCGCAGGTCCAAGGTACTGCTGCAGTCTCTCAAGGTGGTACTGGGGCGACAACTGCACTAGATGCTCGAAATAATCTCGGAGCAGCAGAAAAAGGGGTGAATAGTGACATTACAGAGCTAAAAGGATTAACCAAGGCTATTGCAATTTCTCAAGGTGGTACCGGTGCAACAACTCCATCCGATGCTCGAACTAACTTAGGGCTTGGTAGTGCCGCGACTAGAAATGTTGGTACTACAGCTGGTAATTTGATAGAAGTTGGCGGTTTTGGAATTGGTGGAGTAGGCCAAACTTTTGAAAGAAAAATGATTACGGGAGTAAACCTAGATTCTGTCGTTAGCTATGTATTGTTATTTCCTTATTCTGTCAGCAGCTCACCCAATCGAAACATGTTTGGTGAGCTAGTGTTTTCGAGGGGTGATTCAGGCTCAGCAAATCAACATTCGAGAACTTTAGTATCAATTCAGCAAGCATATGATCGTGTTACAGCTCGGTTTATTAGTATTGGTGTAACAACTCATATTTCAGGTATGGCTGTAGTTAAATATCAAAATGTAGACTATGTTGCCATTCGAAGAACAGCAAGTTCTTCAACATCGGCATTTAGATATTTTTCCGGTATTTCCAATATTACATCTGATAATTATTTAGTTACTGTTCATACAGATGACGTTGTTATTGTCAGTGAGATACCTGTTGTAATTGAGCAGCTAAGAACATCTGCGAATACTTCTGTGGATTCCAACGGTTTCATAAAAGCAGCATCACCAGTAGTTAAGCTATTTAACGACCATATCGAGCTCAATAATGATGCAGAAAAGCAGCCTATTGAATTTAAGAAAGTCGATGTAGGCGACTATTTACTTAAAGGCTCTTTAGGCTTTGCTCAAGAAGGTTGGTATATCGAAGTACCTAAAGACGCAAACGGCAACACAATCGTTGCAGTAGTGTATGACACCCTAGAAAATGGTGACATCTCAATTAAAACTTACAAGCGTAAGTTTGATTTTGAACTTGCTGCTGTTGTGGCAGATCACGAGAACCCAATGGACATTCCAGAAGGCCGCTGGATTGATATCCGTCTGCATGAAGAACCTGAACCAGAACCTGAGGTTGAAGAAACTTTGAGTGAAACACCAGTGGATTTCCAGCCTACTAACTTATCTCAGGCAGTTGCTGCAGCCATGAATGGCGTGGAACCGCCAGAAATCTCAGACACAGACGAAACACTTTAATAACCCGCTTAAAAAGCGGGTTTTTTATTGCCTAAATTTTGGAGAACCATAAATGAGTTCAGGCGCAAAAATTCGATTATATGCTTGTGAAGAAGCAGTTTTAGGAACAACTCCAGCAAACCCGATCTGGTACACAGTTCGCCGTGTAAGTGATGGTTTATCTGAAAATGTTTCTACTGAAGAAAGCAGTGAAGTGGTTGATTCACGTTTTCGCCAAGGTGGGGTAGTTACTGAAGCAGAAGTAGCAGGTCAGTTAGAGTTTGAATTATCACTTGGTACCTTTGATTTGTTCTTAAGTGCTTTAGCATTCAATAACTGGGCGACAAACAGCTTAACAATTGGCGGTGCTGTTCGAAAATCATTAACGTTAGTTAAAGTTTTTGAAGATATTGGGCAGGTGTTTATTTACCGTGGAGTTCAGGTCAATTCTGGTGAAATTACTATCCAGACTACAGGAAAGATCACTGGTAACTTTGGTCTTGTAGGTAGCTCATTTACTAGACAGCAAGTCAACCCTGTTGTAAATCCGATTGCAGCTTCAACACGTCCACTGGTCAGTATGCCAAACGTGGAAAACTTGCTTGTAAACGGCCAGTCAATTCAAGGCAAAGCATGTCTACAGTCTTTGACCATTTCTATTAACAATAACCTTGAAGCAATCCGTTGTATCGGATCTGGTAAATACACTCCAGAGTTTTATTTAGAGAAGATGATGGATATCGAAGCGAATGCTTCATTCATGTTCTCGGCCACAGCTGCTGGTTGGATTGATGCAATCAAAACCCGTGATGTGTTTACACTGACCTTCGACATCAGAGACAGCAAAGGAAGTAAATATTCGTTCAACTTCCCGCAATTGGAAGTCATGGAAGCCAATCACCCGGATGGTGGTGGTGATGACATCATTACTGTAGATATCAACTTTGCCCAAGTTCGTACAGCGCCAACAATTGTACGTGCTCTTGTGTAATCAACTTATTCAGTAACAAAGCCTATGGAATCCCATGGGCTTTTTTATTTCTAAAATTTCAGAGGTTGTTATGGCTTTAAAAGTCGGAATTATTAAAAGCTCGGACGTATCAAAATGGTGTGAATACAAGGGGGTTGATGGCGAAGTACAGGCAGAGTTCAAAGTCCGTGGTATCGCCTATAAACCTTTTCAGGTAGCAATTGAACGAGCCGGAAATCAGATTTCATCCAAAGGCTATGATGTGATGGTCAAAGATGAAAATGCCAAGCTTTACCATGAATTGTTAATGGATGCGTGTGCTGCCCACTTAATTGAAGACTGGAAAGGTGTGGTATTTGCCGAAATCGTAGACGGTAAAACGGTTGAATCTGAAAAGCCATATACACCTGAGAATGCCTCAAAGCTTCTTAATCTTGGTGATATTGGTATTTCAATCTGGCTATTCATTAAAGAACAGGCTCAGAGGATTCAGGAAGAAGCCGACAAGGATAAGGCTTTAATTCTGGGAAAGTCGTCGAGCTCTACAAATACCAAAAAACGTATGCGTCGAAAACGCCGCATGAAATCGAACAAATCAAGTTCTTAGGTGGCCGTATTCCTGATCCGCCAGAATATTCGTATGCGGCTGACTCTATTCTTTCGGCATTTAGTACTATTGCCAGATCCAGACGGTATGAGCAGGGCATCCCGTTATCTTTAGATCAGCAGGCAATCAATGTCTATGCAGAGCATAATGATTTGCCAGTGGCTGCTCATATTTTTAATGACTGTATTTTTGCATTGGATAACTTGTTTTTAGATGAAGCCCATAAAAAAATAAATTCCAAGTCCTCAAAAAAGTAACCCTAGAGTTATTTACATATAATAACTCTAGGGTTATTATTATCTCATCAAGTTAATAAGGGATTGGTGTGAAAAGTCTGGATTTAATCAAAATGATTGAAGCAGATGGTTGGTATGAGGTTAGGGTTTCAGGAAGTCATCATCACTTTAAACACCCAACCAAAAAGGGGTTAGTTACAATCCCACATCCTAAAAAGGATTTACCAAACGGAACTGTTAAAAGCATTTTGAAACAAGCGGGTCTAAATTGACCCGCTGTTTCCCGACTTTAAATACTATATCCCTTACAACTAATCATAACGCAGTGGGCGATATGTTTATGCCAAGGGCATGGAGTGTTGAGATGTTATATCCAATTGCAATTGAACGAGGATCAGATACTGAGGCATTTGGTGTCACTGTTCCTGATATTCCAGGTTGTTTTAGTGCTGGTGACACACTTGAAGAAGCTATTGAGAATGTTAAAGAAGCTATTTCAGGCCATTTAGAAATATTGGCTGAAGATGGTGAGGAAATCCCATTAGCTTCCGAACTAGTTAAATTTGTCGATGATCCTGAATATAAAGGAATGATCTGGGCGGTTACCGAAGTTGATGTTAGTCGTTATCTGGGTAAACCAGAAAAAATCAATGTTACTTTACCAAGCCGTTTGATTCGTAAAATTGATGAGAATGTAGGTAAAGGTAAGAGATATACTACTCGATCGGCTTTCTTGGCTGCTGGTGCTGAAAAACTTTTACATGCATAGCCTGATTTAAAAGACCACCTTCGGGTGGTTTTCCTTTATGTGACATTTAGTAACCAGTTTGTTAAAGTTAGTACACTTTATAACAAACGGTGAAATTCATGAAAAAAATATTGGCTGCGGGTTTAATTGGTCTTGGGTTGGTGGGGTGCGCTACTCCAGCCTATAATTATCAAGCTATACCTAAAAATATAAGCAAACCGCCAATTGGATCAGTTAATAAAGCATTTGTAGGGGATCAAATGCTTGAACAGGGAATGGTGGTTGATCGTGAAGTTCTAAACGTCCCTGAAAATATTAAAATTAGTTTTGCTTATTCACTTACTTCAGGCATTTACTTAAAAACAGGCAAAAATGAAAAAGGGCAATATTTTCAGCCATTCAACACTGTCAGTGGTGGGGGGATGGTTCAGAAAAACCCTTTAGCTGACCCATTTAAAGTAGTTATGTTAGATACTGAAGGTAAGCTCTGTGTAGTAACAGTATTTAATGCAAAAAACTGTACTGATAAACATCAAGCTACTATGAAGACAGTAGCAATTGCATCAGATAATTCCTTCCAACAAACATTAATTTATAGTGGAAAATTTGGAAATAAAATTAATGTCGGGTACCGTGAATTCTCAAGTAATCAAGCACGTCCTGCATTCAATAATGATGTTGAATATGATTTAAGCCAATCTAAGCAAATAGGTTATAAAGGTGCTTTATTGGAAGTAATTGATGCCACTAATCAAGATATTACTTACAAAGTTTTGAAGAACTTTAACAAGGTAGATTAAGATGAGTGCACCACAATATAAACCAATGAGAGAAAGTGAAGTTTGTAATGCTATCGGGTGGGTGTTAATAGCTCTTGGCTTTATCGCAGGTTTTTTATTTATTCTTGCATTTGGTCGAATTGAAGTAGCTTCTTACTATGGTAAAGAAACGGTTTGGTCTGGAGTTATGATAGCAACAGGAATCGGAATTATATTTAATGGATTCCTTGCAGGCTACTTATTTCAAAAAGTAGCTAGTATTCTTCGTTACCATGAGAATAAATAATATCTTGCATAAGCACCCTAGGATGCTTTTTAAAATTGGTTTAACTACCCTGCTTGGTAATTATATTTAACTTAAAAAGAACTACCCACTCATTGAGTGGGTTTTTTATTGCCTAGAGGAAAGTAAAATGGCACAAGAATCCCGTTTGGTCATTGTTATTGATTCGCAAAATGCTGAACGTAATGCGCGTAATCTAGGCAATGAACTTGTTAGCATTGAACGTAAAGGTGAGTTTGCATCTAAGTCTATGGACAGCTTATCTGTAGCTACTAGAGCTTTAGCAGGACACATGGCTGGCCTAGTAACGGTGGGTGCAGCTATATCTAAAATGGACACTTATACAGGCCTTCAGAACCGTCTAAAGCTCGTTACTAATAATCAGGCTGAATTGAATAAAGCGACTGAAGATACATTCCAGATCGCACAAAAAACCTATTCAGCATGGGATTCTGTTCTACAGGTCTACCAGCGTTTTAGTGATAATGCCAAAACTTTAAACCTCACAATGGATGACACAGCACGTTTAACTGAAACAGTTTCTAAAGCTGTAGCAATTAGTGGTGCAAGTGCAGAAGCTGCTGATGCAGCTTTAGTTCAATTCGGGCAGGCTTTGGCAAGCGGTACATTACGTGGTGAAGAACTCAACTCAGTTATGGAACAAACACCAGCTCTAGCAAAGGCTATTGCTAAAGGTATGGGGATCACCGTAGGAGAGTTGCGTTCAGTTGCGGCTGAAGGAAAAATTACTTCACAAGAAATTGTAAAAGCGCTTAGAAATGTAGAATCTGATGTTGATGCTCTTTTTGCTAAAACAGATATCACAATCGGGCAGTCTCTCACACTCCTAAACAACGAGATCACAAAATTTGTTGGCGAAGCAGGTAAGGGAAGTGGTGCGGCACAGGTATTAGCTGGATCAGTTCAAACTCTTGCAAGTAATTTAGATTTAATTGCTGATGGGGCTTTGGTCGTTGGTATTGGTTATATAACTCGTGCAATTTTGATTAAGAGCGCTGCTATTAAAGAGGGAATGGCTTCAACTTTAGCGAGCCGCCAAGCATCTGTATTAAATGCTCAAGCAGAATATGCAGAAGCTACCGCTGCTTTGAATGCAGCAAAAGCTCATCTCGCGAATGTGCGAGCAACAAATGCAGAAACCCAAGCTAAATTTGGAGCAACTGCGGCAGCAACTCGATACGCACAAGCACAGGCAGCAGTAACTGCTGCTACAAATGCACAAACTGCTGCGCAAACACGCCTCTCAGCAGCTTCTTCTTTAGTTGGTAGTATTGGTAGCCGAGCATTAGGACTTATCGGGGGTCCAATTGGAGCAATTACCTTAGGTGTATCCGCTCTGGCTGCAACTTACACTTATTTTAAAGGTAAGGCAGAAGAAGCGAATAGAACTCTCGCTGAACAAGCCGAAGTGGCTAACCGTACTGCTGAAGAATTAAAAGGCTTAAAAGGTGAGGCAAAAACCAAAGCTATTAATGACTTAACAACGGCTTTTAAAGCTCAAAATGAGGAGTTGAAAAAAACAGAAATGGCTGTTGGTTCAGCTTTAATTGATATTCAAAACTACGGTAAAGGTAATGTTGAACTTACAAGGATTTCTAATGAAGCTCGATTGGGCACGATTAGCTACAAGGAGGCTATGGAGCAACTTGCTAAGCAGAAGTTACCCCCAAGCCTAAGAGATGCATTAAAGGAGCAAATCGACAAATATAATGAAGCTTATGAAAAGGCTGATAAGACCAAAACAGCCATTAAATTGTTTGGTATTGAAGTTACCTTAACGGGTAATAAAGCCCAAAATGCAGCAATTGAGCAACAGAAGCATGCTGATGCTATCAAGAATACAAAACAGGCTGCAGATGAGGCTCAAAAGTCCTTACAGAAATTGTATGCAGATAAATTGTGGGATACGCAATTTGTCGAGATAGTAATGAAAAAAGGTTTTTCTGAGTCTCAGGCTAATGATTTACTGAAGCTTTATAAAGATTCATTAGCTAAGGGTCTTAAGGCAGCAGACCGAGAGGCTATGAAAGCATTAACGGATACTTGGAAAGCAGAAGAATCAATCAAAGCCATCACGGATGCTAGAACTGATTCTATACGTGAGCAAAACAAGGAGCTTAAAAATCAGCAAAAAGTACTAAGTGTAAATGCGAAAGTCCTAGCGAATGCTTCAAAATTCGGCTTTGCAGATCTAGAGTCTAAATACAAACTTCCATCAGGAACATTATCCGCGATTCATATGATCGAATCTCGAGGTAATGCAAAAGCCTATAACAAAGAAACCGGAGCCACTGGTGGATTTCAGTTTCTCGAAGGTACTGCTAAGCAATATGGCGTAAAAGACCGCACTGATTTAGCACAGTCTGCTGAAGGTGCGGCTAAGTACATGTCTTATCTTTTGAAACTTTTTAAAGGTGATTTAGAGAAGGCTGTACGTGCATATCATGCAGGTGAAGGCAATGTAATGAAGGGTAAAGGTATTGGTAAAAATAATAATCAATACTGGAAAGACTATCAAAGTTATATGGCTGGTATTAATGGCTATTCTGCTGGCGATATTTCATCAAAAGACTTTGATAAGCTTATTCAAGATACAACTAAAATGGCTGAGGAGCAGGCAAAACTTCGCCTTCAGTTAGAGAATGAGGTTGCTAATCAAGTAACAAAGATTAGGAATGATCTGGCCAAAAAACTTGAGGATGTTGATAAAGCTAACTTTAACCCAGAACGCAAGGCCGAAATTAAAGCAGAACTTCAAGCACGTGCAGATAATGATATTGCTATTGCTGAGCAAGCTACAAAGACTAAGCTTGATTCATTCCGAGACTACACAAAGACGGAAGAGCAAATATTAAAAGATAGCTATGCCAAGCGTCAGTTTGAGGCCGAGCATGACCTAGATTTAACTAAAGATCAGCGTAAAGAGGCTGTTGATCTATTAGCTCAACAATTAAAGCAAGAACTTGGGTTAATGCAATTAGCTCAGGAACAGCGTTTATTTCAGGCACGTTTATCATTGCTTTCGGAAACGCAAGCCATGCAGGAACGTTACAGACTAGAACGGGAGGAAATTCTTAAGAATACCAAGCTTTCTATAGAAGAGCGGCAAAAGCTAATCGCATTATCTAAAGCCAATCAGGATAAAGAGACACGCGATAAAGTGAATAATGCTGTTCAAAACTGGGGTGGTATTCAGGCTGATATGAATGGTACCAGCGAGTTCTTCAGACAGGATCAGGAGCGGTTTAGCCGTTTAAATGCTGCAAATGATTTAGCAGATAGTCAATTTGCTGCTACTGATCTGAATGAACAAAACTCTTTAGATGGTCTTGATGCTCAAATGGAAGCAGGACTCATTAAACAACAGGATTACGAAAATCAGAAAACAGCTATCATTCAAGCTGCTCAGGACCAACGTAATCAGATTGCTGCTGAACATGCAAAGAATGTTCAGGATATTGAAGATAAATATCAGCAAGATCGTTTGAACACCCAAATTGCATTTGGTGGCCAAATGATGGGTTCACTTACATCGATGTTTGGTTCAATGTTTGGAGAGCAATCTAAAGCATATAAGATCATGTTCGCCGCTGATAAAGCTTATGCCATTGCAGCTGCTGGTATTGCGATTCAGCAAAATATTGCAGCAGCTTCAAAAGCTGGTTTTCCTCTTAATTTACCATTGATTGCTGGGGCGGTTGCTCAAGGCGCTAGCATCATTGCAAACATCCGGGCAATCAAAGATCAAGGTTTTGCTGAAGGTGGTTATACAGGTCGTGGTGGGAAATATGAAGTTGCCGGAGCTGTGCACAAAGGCGAAATTGTATGGTCCCAAGAAGACATTAAAAGATGGGGTGGTGTTGGTTTAGTTGAGAAAATGCGTAAGAGTTCAAGCCCTGAAGCTTTCCTCAATAACAATGCCTCTGCTGATAGTGTCATGCGCCGTGCAATGATGAGCTCTAGTGCCTTTATAGAAAGCCAAAAGCAGGCTGACATCTTTAATCAACCGGTTCAAGATACTCAGATTATCTATAAGGGTAATAGAGACACACCTAAATTAGCTTCTTCTGGAAATTCAGACTTATTCCATGATGGCAAGGTCTACTTCTCATCCAATGGTTTAGTTCAGGATCGTTCAAATCTGGATGATGTTCAGGACTTTACTTTAGGAAGTACTTCACGCCCTCAAGCTGAGATTATGCCTTCAATTGAGCCTGCTTCACCGACAATCAATTTCAAAATTGAAGTGATTAATCAGGTGAGTGGGGCGACAGTTGAAGCCGAACAACTGGATGAGCAAACAGTCCGGATCATTGTTAAAGATGAACTGGATAAGCAGCTTCCAAGAACGGTACCTAAGCTTGTAAGTGATCAAATCGCAAATCCAAACTCAACCATTAGTCGGTCTTTGACTGAGAATACGACAGCAAGACGGAATCGATAATGAACAAAACCGCCTTCGGGGGCGGTTTTTTCAAACTTTTTAAGATTCAAAAATCTTCGTAATACTTAGAATGATTCTGAGAGAAATGATTAATTTCATGTATCTTATAAAATAAATTCAGTAAGATTGTAGATATATCTTTTATCTTTATTAAGACATGAAAACACCAATTCCAAAAACCAAAATGGATGAGTTAGGTTCGCTGATAAACGGCTTCAAGCCTTTTGAAGTCCTTAGTGAGTTTAATTATGTAAGGTGTATGCGGTTACTTGATAGTAGTAAACAGACTGCACCTAAGGATCTTTGGCATGTTATGAAAGGGCTTATAGAGTTAAATGCTAATAATTTAAGTGAAGCAAATGAGGCAGCATTATATGTTTTAAAACATTCCAATAATTTTAGTTGTTTAAGGAATGCAATTTATATTTTTAATCATACTTTTGATTTTGATAATGTATGTAAAACAACAGATAAAATTGTAAAGCTAATTGAATTACAAAAAATGGATTCCAAAGGAATCTTACCAAGAGATCTTGGACTTATTTTCTTACTTAATGGTGAGTTATGGGCTAAGGACTCATCATTTTATAGTGAAGCTGTGTTTAATAACAGTTTTGATCATCACACTGTACTGGCTGATATCAATGATCGACTAGATATAAGTGAAAATGATTTCAAAAAGATCTCTTCTATTATCAAGAATACCGTTTTAAAGAATAATGCGAGAGTACTCAACCATGACTATAGCTTTATTGATGAAGAATTTTTATTACTTATATATATAAATAAACCTGTAAAAGAGATCATGAAAATTAACGAGGAAATTATTGAATTATGTTTTAAAGAAGGTCTTTTGACTGCATTTAACAAGATCTCATATACATTCGTTCCTTATAGTGAGGTTCTGAATGGATAATAAGCTTTTAGAATATTGTAATGAAATAGCATCTGCTGAAACCTCATACCCAGATTTACAATTAAGAAATGTTATCGGTAGAGCTTATTACTTCACATTTCATGAAGCAAAATATCATCTTGAAGATAGATTGAGGTGGAAGCCAACTTCAGAAAAAGGTGGGGTTCATGCAAGGTTATATAGCAGTCTTCTCAGTTATGATTCAAATGCTAATGAACAAACTAAAATAAATGCAGAGCTAGTTTATGCAAAGATCAATTCTTTAAAAAAATTAAGAACTAGGGCTGACTATAAAATGGAAATAAAGATTACGCGCGAACTTGCAAATTTTAGTATTGAAGAAGCTAAAAGAATTTCTGAGTTATTTGAACTAATTTAATTTACAACATTTGAAAAAACCGACCTTAAATGGTCGGTTTTTTATTACCTGAAGGAAAGTTATGTACAAGTTAAAGCTAAATCCTCAGACCAGCGGCTATGGCGTAACACCGGGTGATGATGTGAAACGTCAGCAGATGGATGGTGGTCGTGGTCGCTATTACATCGATGTAAAACGTAATAGCCACATTGTTGATGTGAACTGGAATTTAAGTAAAACCGATTTCAATAAAATGATGGCTTTCTGGCGGGTCTACCAGAATAAGCCAGCCTCATTCTATGCGGATCTGGTGATTGATCAGGGAGCACGTCAGCAATACCTATGTAACTTCATTCCGAACTCGTTCAAGACCAATGAAGTGAATGGCAACCTTTACCGGGTAAATGCACAGCTCGAAGTTGTTCAAAACCAGCCTAACCTTTCGGCCGATATAGCTTTGATTAAGGATTGGGAGGTCTAATGGATAACGAATATGCCAAGTTCTTTTTCAATCGGAAAGTAGATGTTTATCAACTGGAATGTATTGAGCTTTCTCATCCTTCCTTTATGAACACATACCGAATAGTTCGTAATGATGACCGAGGTGTCTATGTTCAACATAAGGAGGGAGCCGGTCAGGTCTATTATGAATTTTTACCAGCATCTATTCAAAGATCCGGAATGCTAGGTGATCTGGACCAGACTTTAACAGTCTCTATATCTGGTTTAGGTGATGTAATGCCGGATGAGTTTGAACGGGTAATCGAAGGGCAATATCCAGATGTAAAGCCAACAGTAAATTACCGGATTTACAGTTCAGATAATCTGAATTCTCCAATGTTTTACTTACTCGGACTACAACTCTCCAGTGTTGCCATGAACCATAAAGCTGTGACATTCAAGGCTGAATCGCCGCGATTAAATACCACTAAAACCGGAGATATCTTTGCACTGGATCGCTTTAGTGGTTTGAAGGGGGCTATATGAAAAGTCATGATCATTTGCTCGATAAGCAATATGATGAAGAACACTACAACTGTGTTCACTTTGTTCATGAAGCTGCAATGGACCTATACGGCATAGATCGGGCGGAAGCGCTTGAACTCTTTATGCAGCCTAAGGGCAAAATTACTTTTTTATCTTCACGGTTAAAACTTTTAAATCCGCTGCCCATGCCTAAGGAAGGCTGCATAGTCGCCTTCCATCCTAGACAAAGAAATAAGCCCCCGCATGTGGGGCTTTTTCGTGGGCAAAAGATTCTTCACCTCATGGAAAGCGGAGTCACTTATTTGCCTGAAGAGGTCGTGATGGGGATGGGGTTTAATCGGGTCAGTTATTATGATTAAAGTTATTTATAAAAAAGATGCTTTGTCTGAAGAAAAGACAATTGAACAGGCTCAAACCATTGGGCAATGGCTCACTTCAAAATATGAACATATGCCTGAACATGTCCGTATCTTTCATACTACAAGCAATATGGATCATGCCGAAATTTCATTTGCGAATGAAGTCACACCGAAGAATGCATATGACTTAAAGCAGCTTGATTTCTTACCGGGTACTTTTATCGTAATTGAGAATCCTAAATGGGTTGCAGCTATTGTTTCGATTGTAATTAGTATTGCGATCGCATTTTTAATGCCGACACCATCAATAGCACAAACGACTCAAAATACTAACCAGTCTTCTTCAGCAAACAATGAACTTTCTAACCGGGAAAACAAGATCCGGGTGAATGGTCGTATTGCTGATAACTATGGAGCTGGGTGGAATACTCCCGACCTAATCGCAGTACCTTACAAGGTATATGAAAACAACGTTGAAGTTGAGCATGTAGTGGGCTGTATTGGGCGTGGACACTATAAAATCAATGGAGCTTATGACGGTGAAACCAATATTGTTGATATTGCTGGCGCATCGGTAGAAGTCTTTCGACCAGGTGTAGATATTGTTTCAGGTGAGCCATATTTCTCGCTTGGTACCGAAATTACCACGCCGCCACTAACGGTTCAGCATCAAACTTCTGTTAATGGCCAAGTTCTCCGTCCAGCTGATACACAAAGCTTGGAAGGTACCAACTATCTTCTTTTTGCATATCCTAATGAGATCCTGCGGGCATCTGCAAACAATACGGATTTAACCACTAAGTTTGTAAGTAATGACCGTGTAGAAATCACCAATGCCTCATTCACGTTTAATGGCCAGACTTATGATTTAAACGGTACATATGGCGTTCTATCGGTAGCTGACGACCGCATGACTTTATCCAATCCAGCTGCGGTAAACAAAAACTGGTTAAAGCTTAAGGAACTTTCGAATCAGCAAACTGCAGCCTTATCGCCAAAGATCACTTCGATTAGCGAAAAGTGGATTGGCCCATTCATACTGGACAATATTGAACGTAGTCGGGTGCTTTGTAATTTTGTGGCCACAAATGGACTTTATACCGTCTCTTCTGGAGGGAATCAGGGGGCTGTAAACGTTACGATTGAAGTAGAAGTAACTCCAGTAAATGAATCGGGGGCAGCGATTGGCAATCCAATGCTGAAACAGATCATCCTAAAGGGTTCAGCAAAGTCACGTCAGACCGTTGGTGCAACGCTGGACATGGTGACATTTCAAGGTCGCTGTAGTGTTCGTGCACGCCGTTTAACTCCAACTCCGGCAGTTACAACCGTTGTCGATGATGTGAAGTGGCAAGCTCTATATGGGGCCTACCCATTGCAAAGTACGAAATATGAATATGAAACGGTTTTCCGTGCACGTACATATGCAACGACTGGAGCATTATCCGTTAAATCCCGCAAGATCAATTTTGAACTTCAGCGGATGTTACCGACTTATAAAAACGGGGCAATGACAACAGAGTTATTTCCAACCTCTAGCTTTGCGGATGCTTTGGTGTCTATGGCTCTGGATGACAAGATTGGTCGCCGTACGATTGAAGAGATTGATATAGAAAACATCTATCGGACTTATAACGATGTAGTGGATTATTTTGGTACGCCACTAGCGGCTGAGTTCTGTACTACGATTGATGATACAAACCTGTCTTTTTGAAGAGCTGGTTACCAATCTTTGTGATGCGGTGTTTTGTACCGCATATCGGCAAAACAATAAGCTCAAGCTTTATTTTGAACGGCCAACTGATAACTCGGTAATGCTGTTTAACTTCCGGAATATCATTCCGGATAGTTACAAGCATGACCTTACCTTTGGCGTGATGGATGACTACGATGGACTGATCTATGAATACACGGATCCGAGCGATGATAGTCGTATCAATATCTATTTGCCAGACAAAGGAGCGAAGAACCCGAAAGAAGTGAAGTCTGTTGGTGTACGGAACAAGTGGCAAGCTCATTTCAATGCATACCGGATTTGGAACAAGATGCGCTTCCAGCGCAAATCCATTACCTTTGATGCGGCACCAGAATCAGAATTACTGGTTTTACGTGACCGGATTGCTGTAGCGGATTATCGCAATGGTATTCATCAAAGCGGCGAGGTGGTACAGCAAGAAGGTTTAATTCTCACCCTAAGCCATGATGTCGATTTCATTGCAGGCAAGAGCTATGTGATTTATTTGCAAATGGGGGATGGTACCGTGGACCTGATTCCCGTTACGCCGGGTTCAGCCAAGAACAAAGTAGTTTTAGGGCGTTTACCGAACGGGGCCTTAAAGCTTAGTCCCGATGACTTTGTGAATACTATCTACACCGTAGTTAATGACGATACTAAAGGCTCATTGCCTTATCTGGTTGCAAAAAGAGAACCTGCTGACCAGTTCTCTAATACCATTACTGCAATTAATTACGATGAACGTTATTACCTCAATGACAAGGACTTTATTGATGTGCCGGTAGATGATTCACCGATTTACATTCGATATGACCAGCTTGATATTAATTTGGCGCGTTTGTATCAGATGCAAAGAGGGGATTTGCCAACGACTGGCGAAATTAGCTTTGTAGTTGAAGCTGGTGCGCTGGTTTCAAGCTCAAGTTCTTATCGACCGGAAACCAGATTTGTCTATAAATTCGACTATAACTCTAGTCCTGCAAAACGAGAGTATATCGTTCCAGCTGCATCAGAATTACCTGCTATTGATACTGGTGAGTTCCCGCCCGATCTGGTGGTAAATCTGACTATTAAAGGTGCTGTTGTTGGACGTGGTGGTGATGGAGGATTGCCACATTTGGCATTTGGTGCATGGTCTACCGATCCAGATTACAACTTTACCAAAACCCGCCGTGATGGGTTTCAGGGAGCACCCGGTTTGTTGAACCGGCACAGTAAATTGAACCTGATCATTGATGGTGGAACTCTGGCTCGAGGCGGATCTGGTGGCGGCGCAACACCAAGTGGTATTTATACTGGATTATCGTATGGAGTTCAGGGTATTCCCGGTGGAGCTGGAGCACCTTTTGGTCGGGTTATGACCGGACAACCTATTACTAACGATTCACAAGACTGGCGTTGGTACTTTAATGGTGACTTTATGGTTGTCAAAGTAACCGATGCTGAAGCTACTGTGCCTGGTAAAGGTTATCGAACCCAAAATGACCGTTATGGATCTCCATTGTCTGGTGATGGTGGAGGTTGGGGCCAGCGCGGTACCAAGTCCACCAATGATGGAACATGGAACTGGCAATACCATGGAACGACAGAAGGCCAGCCGGGGCCGGGGGGACCTGCAATTATTGGAGTTGCTCCACTTACAACCAAATTAATGAATGGAGGGAAAATCTTACAAACCCTTTAAACCTTATAAGAACTTTGAGCACCCAAACGGGTGCTTTTTTATTGTCTATATTTTCTGGAGAAATTAATGGAACCAGTTTCCACTAGCGGTTTTACAGCACTTTTAAAATTATATGGGATTGCAATCATGGTGACTTTAGCAGTCGGTTTGGTTGCAGCAGTTGTATTAATGACTCGTATGCCACGCTCACCACAAGAGTGGGCAGTTGGTTTGATCTGTACGGTTGTATCAAGTTTGGCCGGCGGCTCATTCATTATTGTGAAGTGGGGGCTTCATGAATGGGTTACTGATGTATGGGGGATGATTGCACTTGGTGGTTTTTTCTTTGTTTGTGGATTACCCGGTTGGGCTTTAGTTCGGTGGATCTTTAACTTCATTGATAAGCAGGAAGGTAAAACGATCGTTGAAGTGATCAAAGAGTTTAAAAAAGCCAGAAAAGACATTGAAAACAGTTAATACCGCCTTCGGGCGGTTTTTTACATCTAAAGGAAAGTGAAATGAATATCGAACAATATCTTGAAGAACTCATAAAACGTGAAGGTGGTTATGTAAATAACCCTGCGGATCGTGGCGGCGCAACCAAATACGGTATTACTGAAGCAGTTGCTCGAGCAAACGGATATAAAGGGAACATGAAGGATTTGCCGCTTGATGTCGCCAAGTCTATTTACCGCAAAAACTATTGGACAGCTCCACGATTTGACCAAGTAAATACTGTTAGTCCCATGGTGGCAGAAGAGCTCTTAGATACTGGGGTAAATTGCGGTACCGGATTTGCAAAACCACTTTTACAGCGTGCTTTAAATTTGCTGAATAACCAAGGTAAAGCAGGTTGGTCTGACTTATCAGTAGATGGGGTTTATGGTCCAGCTACTTTAAATGCTCTCAAAAATTATTTAAATAAACGTGGCAAAGAAGGCGAAAAGGTCTTGGTGCGCGTGTTAAATATTATGCAGGGCCAGCGTTACATTGAAATCTGTGAACGTAATCCAACGCAAGAGCAATTCTTTTATGGTTGGATTGCTAATCGAGTAGCGATTTAATTATTGTTTATTAAACAGCTCTCGGATGAGGGCTGTTTAATATGGTTAGATTAATTAGCTTTGACAAATTCTATTAAAGAATCACAAAAATTATCGCACTCTATAAGATGCTTATCTACTAATAATATAAATTTTGGACTATATTCAATATACACATTCTGTGTTGCACTTTTAAGTTTTACAATATTTCCAAACGAATTAACTAAGGCACGAGCTTTACTTAAAAAATCATCATGTTTCTTGCGATTATTTTTTTTGTGACATTTTTTCAGAAGAAGATTAAAGAACTCTAATTGTTCCTGAAAACTTTCATTATTTTTTACGAAAGTATCAAATATTTTTGAAATTTCACTGTTTATCATGTGATTGTTGAGTTCTGAATTATCTAGTAAAATTCTAATATGTCTTAATTGAACTTTTGTTTGTAAAATAGAATTGATTAAATCTGATGCAGAATTTGATTCAATAATTTTATTATGTTGATCTTTCCAATCATTAAATAGTGATATTGCAATTAAAGCTGCAAACAGTGTAGCTCCAATTGAAAATATATCCTTAATAAAAGAAATATTAATTTCTTCTCCATAAAAAGATTTTAACATTACTGTTAGCATAAAGCATATAGAAACTACTATTGCAAAAATGCATATTGCATTAACTACATTGTCATTATTTATTCGCATAATACACTTATCAAAAAATTATTTACTAATAATCAATAATTCATCCCAAGTAAAGGGGTTTTTACTCAATTTATCTCTGCTCATCGACCAAGTTCGACCAGGTATATAACAAGGACCCACTCCAATCTTTTTCTTACCGAATTTGGTATGCACGTTCTCAAGTGCTCTCATCAATTGTTCCTTCTTTTCTATCGTTTCAAAATCTGTAAGTAGGTCATAAGTATGGCCAGACTTTGGTTCTAAACATGTCAGCACTACACCGCACTTCTTATATTTAATTCCTTCTTTGTAGATATCGTTTAACATCCTCGTAGCTGCTTTGACAAAATCTACTGCACAGTCAGTCGGTCCTGAAAAAGAGCCTGTAATAGATTTATTGTAAAAAGGCACATTCGGATCGAAAGGATTTGACTGTACAAAAGCAATCATGCATCCGCAAAGTAAATCCTCATCTCTTAAGCGTTTACATGCATCTTGGGCATACATCGATATAGCTTCTTTTAGATCCGTTAGTTCAGTAACGCGACCACCGAAAGATCGAGACGTGACAATTTGTTTTTTTGATGGGGGAGTGTGCTCGATCTCAATGCATGAGATACCCTGCAATTCGTAGATCGTACGAGCCATAACGATAGAAAATCGCTTTTGCATCTCTCGTGGTTCAGCACAGGCTAAATCAAGCACCGTATTAATCCCCATGCTTTGCAACTTTTTTGAATGCTTACGACCAACGCCCCAAACTTCAGAAACATCTATTTGAGCAAAGTAATATTCTTTATTGCACGGATCCATATTAACGAGGTCACAAACGCTGTTAAATCCGGGATTTTTCTTTGCAATATGATTTGCAATCTTTGCTTCTGTTTTACTTCTGCCGATTCCGACACAGACAGGTAAGCCTAACCACTTCCATATTTGTTGGCGCATTTGTTGCCCGACTTTTTCTAAGTCAAAATTCTTTTCATAAGCTGTGAAATCTACAAAGCACTCATCAATCGAGTACGGTTCAACTTCTTCTGCAGTTACGTAAGAGGCAAGGATGGTATGAAAGCGCCGTGACATTTCTGCATACATTGCATAGTTGCTTGAAAGAACAATTACGTTATGTTGCTGAACAATGTCTTTAATTTGAAAAAGCGGCACACCCATTTTTATATTTAAGGATTTTGCCTCGTTGCTACGCGCCACAGCGCACCCATCGTTGTTTGACAATACAATAACGGGCTTATTATTCAAACTTGGGTCAAAGACTCTCTCACATGAAACGTACATGTTATTTACATCGATGAGAAAAAATACTTTGTTCTCATGTTTCATGACTTATTTCTTATCATTTTAATGATGCAGGTGACAACGCCCCAAATAAGCAGCTGTTGGCCATCTAATAAATGAATATCTTTGTAATCTGGATTTTCTGCTTTTAGCCATTGGCCTTTTTCATCGATCATTAGGCGCTTAACTGTAAAATCATTATCGATTAGTGCCACGACAATATCGCCGTGTTTAGCATCTAAGCTACGATCGACAATTAGCTCGTCATCAATATCTATGCCAGCGTTGAGCATCGATAGGGAGGCAACTTTGACAATAAACGTTGAAGTTGCATTTTTGATTAAGTGCTCATTCATATCGAGCGCTTTATCGACATAATCTTGTGCTGGAGAGGGGAAACCAGCGGAAATCTTTTCAAGTGCGTAAGGGATAAGCATGTGAGTTGATGGTACAACTAGCTTGATAGACATAACCTCAGATAAAACAATACTTTGTGTGAGATACGGTTTTATCTTGATAATGAACGGTGCAATTTCGCTCATAGAATATCCTCCAGCTTGATTTTGTAACAT